GTTGGTAGAGCAAACGGCTCATGTTTTAAGGGTATTTTTAATTATAGAGTCAAATTTCTTTAACTTCCATTTCTGTAGAATATACCACAGATTCGTTTCTTTGTACAACCCCTTTCAAATAAATTTAACTTTTAAGTAAAAGGTAACCTGAAGGAAACCCTGTATTTTGGTTACCTTTTCGTATTAAAGGGCATGGATTTCAAGGGGTTTTTCTCTAACTTGCCTCTGCTTTCTCAGGTGGATCTCTATCATTTTTACATTGAAGGGTACACGGAATCCTTAAAACTGTTCTCTGAAGTAAGGGTAGTTTTGGGGGAGGATTGGCTTTCAGGGGTTCCTTTAGAGTTACAAGAGTATTTTTATAAAGTTCATTTCCCTTGTTATTTTATCCCTATATTTCAGAACTCTGATTGTTACGGCTTTGTGGTCAAGGGTTTTTCAAAGATGACTCCTCGCTTCTGTAGCAACCACTTACTTCCAGGTTGTGAACGGATTAAGGGTGGGGAACTGGTGATTCTGGTAGAGGGTTTTAAGGACGCTTACCTTCCTTTACTGTCTTGTAAAGGCTTACCTGTGGTGGTTATTCCTATGCTTACTTCAATCCCTAGTAAGGAGTTTCTGTGTTATTTGAATAGCATGGGTTGCTCTGTGCTGTTCATTCCTGATAATGATGTGCACAAGCAAGAGCACTCCGCTAGGTTCTTTGAGTTAGCTGGTAAGGTTGGTATTAAATCGTATAGGTATGATGTCTTGGGTGTAGAGGATTTTGGGGATTTCTTTAACCCTGTTTTAAGAGATGTGGCTTTAGAGCAAGCTAAGGTGTTTCGGGGTTATGTGGATAAGCTTTTAAGTTAAGGAGGGTGTATGTCTGATAATTCTTCTGCTACATATAGTGGAGTTGGTTTTTCTGGTCTGCTTACTCTTGTTTTCATAGTTCTTAAACTTACCAGAGTTATTGCATGGTCATGGCTATGGGTTTTAGCTCCAACATGGATTCCCATTGCGGTGTTTCTCTTGATTATGCTTATCATTTTGCTATGGAGTTTAAATGAACATTGAAATTCCAGATGATAACTTAGAAGAAACTTTCATCACGAAAGTTACGATAATAAACCCCAATCCTGATCCTGTGCCTATCTCAGACAAGTATCATTGCTTATTTCGAGGTTCTTCTGTGGTTACTTACGGTCGGCATCTGTTCAGGTTTCCCATAACTCACATGGGTTATAAAAGATTGGTTAGTTCTTTTCAATCTGATTTTAGGGGTATGCTGAGGGTTGACTTTGGGGCGGCGGGGTTTGATGTTGTGTAGTTAGCTCTCTTTCGTATAGGTTCTTGGGGTGGGGATTCATGAATTTAACTTCAAAATATAGACCTTCTACTTTAAATGAAATCTACGGACAAGATAAAATTGTCTCTTTTTTCAAGTCTGTAATAACAAATATTGATTCTGCACCACATTACTTTTTGCTTTCAGGGGCTTACGGCACTGGTAAAACCGCTATTGTCCGAGCCTTCGCTAGAGACCTCTTAGGTTCTTTAAATGCACCTAATTACATAGAGGTTGATAGTGGTGAGAAGGTTTTACAAACTAACTTTGACGCAATAAAAAACATTCTTTTCCAAGAAGTCCCAGGCTATAAGGTTGCCGTTCTGGATGAGTCTCACTTGGTTGAGACAAAGGCACAAGAGCAGCTTCTTAAGATAGTTGAGGATTATTATGGAAAATTGATTTTATTTTTTGCCACAACTGAACCTCATAAGATGATGGACACTCTGCGTTCTCGGTTACATCACTTTTCTCTGTCTTTATTCACTGACGAGCAGTTAGTTGAATACGCCAAGGTTATCTTACAAAAAGAAAATCAAACTGTGTCTGATCAGGCTCTGGCATTGGCGGCATTAAACTCCCAGGGGCACATGAGAAATATGCTAAAGCAGGTGGAGCTAATTTTGTTTCAGGGGGAGACTGATTTCCTACAGTTTTACGCTTCTATTTTAAAAGAGATTAAGGTGTTCTTTTCTGACTTCTCTGTTGTGGATAAGACATCTGTAGAGGCTTTATCTCGCTGGCATCCGGCAGAGCTTAGGGTGTTAATGGGCTACTTTTTTCGGCAAAGCATTATTAATCCAGATGGAGACTGTAAAGACATAATTTCGCGCCATCTGGTTCCTAAGTTATTTGCTTCTTACTTACGGTTGCTTGGTTTAGTTAAAGAGCCTGATGACTTTTTTTCAGCTATATTTGTTTTCAGGCAACAGCTTAGGGCATTAAGGGGAGGTATGTCATGAGAGAGTTACGAACTGGCTTTACTTCTTTTGAGCAGTCTCAAGAGTTCTCAAAAGAGTTTATTTCGGATGTAAATCTTCTTATTTCAAAAGTTTATAAGAAGTGGTCTCTATATGAGGATGAGGAGGAGTTTAATTCTTCCTGTTGGACTAAGATTATCAAAGCTTTAAGTATTTATAATAATCCAGAAGGCTCTCTTAATACTTATCTTAACTGGGTTGTCTGGAATGAGGCCACCAGAATTTATTCTAAGTATAGAAAGATGGCTTCTGATGATATAACAGAGAAGGTAGATGCTGATCCTTTATGGCGAAAAAATCCCGATGAACATCAAGATTTTCTTCATCGGGATAGAGTTTGTTCTTTTGCGAGGCTAGCTTTTGATATGGGTGTTTATGTAAACCAGCAGGAGTTGTATAAAAATTATCTATTAGGCAACCTTTCTCCGGCTGTGAAGTCTTTCATGTGGTTTTCTATTCTTCAAGGAAAGGGTAAAAAATTTTATGCAAATTGACTTGAGTTCAGAAGAGAAAGTGAATTTTCTTGTTTCTTTAAGTAAGAGAATGGGTTTGTCTGCAGATGAGGTTTTGTCTATGTACTTACTTTTGGAAGATAGGTTGTTTTTCCTGTTTGATTTATTACAGGATAGAACTGTTAAGTTTCCATCTATGAGGTCGTTCCACCGTGGTTTATCTTTAGCTGGTAAAACTAGACTCATAAAGTTACGGAAGCCTAGTTATGTGGTGAATGGTAATGAGACATACAGAGAGAACATTGTTTCAGGTGACTCTGTTTTCGTAGATGGTGTTAATGTAGAGGTTGTGGGTTCTCCTCTGGCTTTTCTTGGGGGAACTTATCTTTTAGTAAAGGAGAAGTAATTAAATGAAGATGCTTTTAAATATGGTGTTGAATATCGACGAGACAAGTTTTCAGGGTCTTCAAAAGTGGAAGCCGTGCGCTTTAGACGGGCTTGCTTTAGCTTTATTCACTGGTTCTGTTGAGAAATATTTGGATGATGCAAGAGATGAATTAGATGTTTTGGAAACCAGTAAGGCTTTGTCTCTTATTGGTTACTCTGTAAATGAGATGGTGGGGCATCACACCGAACTTAGTGCTTTGGCTTCTAAATAATGAAGTGTAAATTAATAAGAGGAGAAATAAAATGAGGGATGATTCTAGTTTGGCGGTTGTAACTCAGCAGATAGAAGGGGATCTTCAATTTATTCAGCGTAATATAAGAGATCTTTCAACAACTGCTCAGTTTGCACACATGAAGGAGTTAGAGGAGCTTCATAACTTAGCTTACTCTAATTTGAAAGAGCAAATGGGAGCTGGTAAACCTTTATCTGTTGACCCTAGCTTAGTTTTGGAAACTTACAAAACTATATCAGGGGTTAGGATGATGGTTGTGGAGACGAAGCGAAAGGCGGCAGAGACTTTATTGAAGGCTCGCAGTTTAATAGAGGTTCCCCGTGTGTCCACAAGCACAGGGAGTAATGAGCTTCTTGTTGAAACAGATGTTTTTGACGAGGAGGTTTCTCAGGCATCTGTTGAAGGTGGTGCTGGTCTTTATGGTAATCTGGTAGATTCTGACGCTGATCCTGAAATGTAAGTAGAAGTTGGGAGGGGGACAGGGGAGCAAAGTATCCCCTGTCCATTTTATATACATGTATGGCTTTGGAGCTCCTTCGTCCTATAGTTCCAATTAAAGACTGGGTTTGTTCTCCTTTTTACATTGGTGGAGAGACAATTTATCCTTATTGGAAAGATGCAATTGTAGAGTATTTTCATGGGGACAAAAGGGCTTTTATCTTTTCTGGTTCTAGTCGTCTTGGAAAATCTTATGCGGCTGCTTTCATCGTTATTAGGTTTATTTACGAGTTATCCTGTATAAAAAACTTTCCCTTACTTTTCGGTCTATCTCCTACTACGCTTCCTAAAGGTATTTATTTTTCTTTCTCTAATATGGGGGCAGATTCAACTGGTATAAGAAGAATTCAACGTATTTTAGACCAAATCCCTTATTTTAGTTATCCGTCTACTAAAAGGCGGGATGTCCAATCTCACATCTCTTTTCCTTTTCTTGAGATTTTTGGCGGCTCACGGGCTATTCATTCTCTTGGTTCAGACTTGTTGTTTGCTATTTTCGACGAGGCTAACAAGCGTGGTAATGTAGCAAAATCAAACGCAGTACAAGACGCGGCTAACATTTGGATGGAAATCAGAATGAGGTCTGAGTCTACTTTTTCAATTAACGGTGTTTGGGGTGGTATGGCAGGCATTATTTCCACGGCTGGTCAAAGTTCTTCTTTTGTGGATATGGAATTAGAGAAAGCAAAAACTCACGGTAATTATTTGATAAGGGAGGCAGCTGTTTACGATGTGCGTCCAGCTTCTTACTCAAAGGAAAGGTTTATAGTTTACCCAGGTGGTGCAGGTGTTCCTGCATTTATCTCTGATTCTGCTTCTCCTGAGGCTATTCAAGCAGTAAATGGTTTAGGTATGTCTGTGGAACAGTTTTTAAAAGAGAAGTCTTCTTTGCTGGTTCATCCGCCTGTTTCGTTAAAGCATTTTTATGAGGAGAGTCTTGAGGTTTCGTTACAAAACCTTTCAGGGGTTACACGGGCAGGGTCTTCTTTGTTTATTTCTAACAAGGCTTTTATAACTAAAATGTTTGACCCTAGTCTAAAGTTTCCGTCAAGTCTTATTTTCCCAGATGGTATCCCTCAACTGGGTTTATATGACTCTACTTTGCCGGAGGAACTTGTTGATGAGGATATGTTAAATGAGACTTACGATGGTCAAGCGGTTTATATCTCTGTCGACCTTGCCAGGGTGAATGACCCCACTGGTTTCTCTGCTATTTTTTATAATGAAGACTTACGAAAGATAATGCCTGTTTTAATAACTCCTCTTTCTCTGGACAGGTTTAAACCAGGTAATGAGATGGATCCTGTAAAGATGGTAGGTTTAATCACTCATTTGTATCGTCTAGGTGTAAATATAAGGATGGTCACTGCTGATGGTTTTCAATCGGATTATTTAATTACGAGGTGTAAATTGTTACTGGGAAATGATAAGGTTGACAGATTTTCGGCTGATAAATCTCCAGTGGCACACATAACAATGCTTAACTTTATGAAACTTGGTATGTACCGTCTGTACCCTATTCCTCGATTAAAGTATGAGTTGGAGAACCTAATTTATGATAAGGTTTCTGGCAAGGTTGACCATAACATCAATTCAGACCCTGCCAACCCTGTGTATTTTAAAGATGTGACGGATGCTTTAGCTTGTTCTTCTCACCAATTAAGTATTTATGAGAACCTTTCCTACGAAGATTTAATGGTTACGATGGAGGTTGAGAAAGCACGTAAGTCTAGGTTGGTGGATGATGAAGATGAAGAACTAGAAGATTTTTATGGGGACGTTGTTGCAGATGAAGATGATTTTTACAGTTCTATTGATGGGTCTGAAAGGGAGCTTGAGCTTGACCCTGTGGATCAGCTAATGAAAGATATAATGCCTTAAAAGTTATACACCCTTGTATTCTGTACGCTCTATTGGAAGCTAATTAGGTGAATTGATAATCGTATAAGGAAATTGGAGGGAGTTGTAATGTCAGAAAAAAGCGTCAGGGTTATTTGGGAAGATAGGGAAGGTAATCGATCCAGGCTATACGGAGGTGTTGATACGACCTTCTCTGCTATTTTGAAGGTTTGGACTGCTTCTGGTAAACATCCGAATGAGTTTAACGCATTGATTGTAGGGGCAAAGGTAAAACCTCATCTGCTTGTGTCTTGTATTCTGTGGTGTTCTGGTTACGAGGTGGGTAATCTTTTTCAGGGGCTTAGGGATAGTGGACTTTGTAAGGAGGTTCCAAGAAGATGATTGATAAACTTAAATTAGACATTCCTTTAGGTTATGCTTTAGTTCCTGAGAAGAACTCTAGTTTAACTGCTCATTGCTCTCTTTGTTATTTTAGAGATTATGATTGTGAGAAGTTTGTTGCTTGTTCTTATAAAACAAAACGGAAGGATTCTGAAAGTGTTATTTATAAATTGGTTAAGCTTAATAATCCTAAGGATGAGGCTATAGAATCACATCAAAAGGAATCTTCTTTTTTGAAAGGTCTTATTTTGTCAGACGAAGCTAATATGTGTTTTTCGGAGATTTTCTCTGGTCTTGAGGAGAAGTTAGTTTGTCAAGAAAAGAGAATACGTTCTTTAGAAGAGACAAAACACACTTTGGTTTCTTTAATAAAGCTCGCTAACCAATATATGCAAGATGACAGTTAAATTTAAGAAGTTAATGTGGTACATTATATTAACAGCAGTTGGTTTGCTTGGGCTTTTACTGGTTCTTGCTATTGTTATAAGGTAGGTTGGTATGCAGATAGATATTCCAGATGAAATTTTTGCAAAAGTAGTCAGAGATTTAAGGCATTTTGAAAGTGGTCATGGAGCTAGGTCAGATTTACATGATGCTCTTTGTGTCTGTGAAACTCTGCTAGAATTCTTGGATGAGCATAAATGGTATGAGGAGAAATTAATAAGAGGACATTGTGATGAATAAAAATTACCTTAATTTTATTAGTTTCGCTCGAGGTATTCAATGCGGTTTTAACACAAACGATATTCCATTACTTGAAGAAGAAAACGCACAACAGATTTACGACAAGGCTTTGGTCGGTCTCTGCTCTTCTTTTGATATTGAGCAAGACATTTTAAACCAGTATAAGAACGGTGAGTTGGATTCTTGGGATGCTGTTGAACAGTTGGAAGACGAACTTGGTTATTCTTATGATGATGCTTGTAAGAAGGTTTCTACTCTTTTTTCGGGTAAATTCTCTAGTAAGTTTGTGATCCCAAAAATAGAGGAAGCCCCCGCTTATTGGATTAGTCCAGATTGCAGAATTATTTCTGTTTATAAAAAGCACATTGATATGATTTGGGATTGTCCAGAGGCTTTTGGTTATTCTCAAAGGGATTTAGAGAATATTTACGATGCTTATAGTGAGCCTTATAGATCTGAGGGGGATGCTCGTAATTACATTGTAGATGATATGATTCTTAGACGAGGTTGGATTCGTATTCGTTTTCAGCATGTCAGTAATCTATATCATGTAGAAATTGGTGAATTACGCAATAAACGAAAAGATGCACTTTGGCTTTGGGCATCTGCCTTAGTACGAGTTAATTCACGAAAGGCTCTATCAAGAGTTATTATTTGTAAATGCGGTCAAAGCCAACCAGATTTTACAGGTTCTTTACAAGAACTAATTAACTGCAATTTATTTAGTTCTCATGGCATGGGTTTTCATCTTCTCGTTCCTATAAGTAATGTTTATGATTTTTTAAGTGTAAACCCTATTTATATGGCTTATAATAGGGGAAAGCGTAAACGATCCAAGTACCACGGCGCATTGGTCAATAATACCTTTGACGATGTTTCTACAGGGCTTTCTACGGTCTCACCTGCTTCTTCAGCATCCACAGCTTCCAGTATCAAAGCCCACCCCTCTATTCGCTTTCTAGTGGTTAATCATATTCTACATCCTACGAGAAGGCATTTGATACAGTCTTCTCTCTCTGGTTCTCTGGACACTCTTCTGTATCAAACTTACGTTACTGCTTTGGGAGGCAGGGTTTCCCCAGCTCCTGTTAATACCCCAGGTAATAATCTTAAACACACTGGTAAAAACGGACGGGTAGTGTTAAGTTTTAAGAGTGATTCAGGTCATTCCACCGAGGTTGACTTGGGAGGCAGTTTAGAGACTGGTTACGTTATACAGCAAATTGATGATGGGCTGGGTTTGTTTCCTGAAGGCACGGAGATAGGGGATCTTATTAAAAATGATGTTATACAGGAAATTATACGAGGTCAGGTTATGAGGGAAAGAGGAGATTGGAGTGTTATGAACGAGTTTGATAGAAAAGAGCCTTTTAATCTTATAAAGTCTAGTTCTGAGTACAGTTGGATTTTTTCAATGGCAAGGATGCAAGACCCTGATAACGATGTTCCCAGTTATCTTCACGATTTATTTTCTAAACTTCCTTTAGATGGATGGTTTGGTGACGATGTCAATCCAGAGCTTTGTAATAAGTTCTCTGCTCAGGTCGGTGTTAGTCCAGACTATGTTTTCTACTTTACTTTTAAGCGTGGTTCTGACAATCATTCTTTAGCAGAGTCTCCTGAAGGAGATGCATTTAAATTCTGCTCTTTGTTCCTTCAGAAAGGTTCTCAATGGTTTAAACGAGATAACCTATCTCAGGACGATTTTATTAAATGTAGAGAGTTTGTTCGTGTTGGTGATGTTTCTTCTGCTGTTTGGGAATTAAAGATGGAATCTACACCTAATAGAAATCCTTTAGCATGATGTATGCAGTTAAATATTATCTTTGACGCATCTTCTTTAGATGATATGCAGGTTAAACTGAATGAGCATTTTGGGCAGAAAATGCGTCTTATTAGAGTTTCTCTGTCTTTATTTGAATCTTACCATGTGCGGTTTACCGAGAAGTTTATTCCTCATATCTGGGAGTATCGTGTGGTTTGTAAAGATGGTAAGTATTTCTTTGGTTCTTTATAGCGTTATACATACTGGTAAATTTTGTTAAAGGTGGTATGCTTTAATAGGTAAATAGCAGGGAGATTATTATGGCAAGGATTAAAGATGAGAGAACAATTCCACAGCATCTTCAGGATGGTATGGGTTTTGGGGTCGGTTACGAGGAGATACCATGGGATTTTTGGCTTGGGGATGATGCTGATTGTGGTAAATGCTCCACGATAGCTTGTAGGTATAGTGTTGAGGATGTATACTACTATTTTTGTTTTGATAGAGATTCACAAGGTGATTTTAAATTCAGAGCTTTAGTTGCATCACAAGAGTCTGGTACAGATTCTTCTCTTCCCCATAAGTGGTTTGCAAAGAAGTATACAGAACAAGATTTTGAGGGGGTTAGAAAATCAATTTGTCATTGTCAGGAGTACGCTGTTAGTGATTTAGGTTTAGTTCAGGAGGATATTCATAATCCTTTTAGTTTTATCTATAGGTTGAGGTTATCTAACGAGCTTTAGTTGTTTTATATAATGTCTGGTATGTCTACTTTAAAAAACAAGTCTGTACCTATATTGTCAATGGCAAGGGGTCTTCCCTCGTCAGTTCCTTCTTATGTGTCTAACAGATTTAATTTCCCTGATGAGTTTGACGGTTATTATGGAGAGAATAAAAATGTTCAGAACGGGAATGTTTTTTCTCGTTATATTGAGCGCAAGGATAAAAATAATGTCCCTTTTGTTTTTCATTTTGTTTTTGGTAGAGAGAAACATGCTTCTCTAGGGGAGTCTCTTCAGGGTAACGCATTTAAATTTAGGGCTTTATTTGTTCAGTATGGAGATAGAAGATTTGCTAAGAAATATGAAGATGCTGCTTTTGATAACATCGAGAAAGTAGTTGTTAGTAATTTGTTATCTTCTATCAAAGTTCTTGAGTTATCTGAGGTTTCTGAAATAAGCCCGTTAATTTATATAAAAAGTGGTGTGGAAATCCACTCAAAGATAGTGGATACACGTACGTTAGATTTATTTGAAGATGCTGTCGATGAAGCTTTTACAACATCTGCTCCCGCACCTACTCCCAAGAAGGAACCAAAGCCTTCAACACAACCTGCTTCTCGCAAGTCAACTCAAAACTACGCTCATGAAGAGTCCCTTGAAGGTTTAAAAGATAAATACGTCAACACTTCGCAAGGCATTGATGGTTTTGAGGATTCTATTTACCTTCCTAATGGTGAAGAGGTTTCGGGTATCTGGAGATTAGTGGACGCTTTCTCTGTATCTCCATCTCATAACCCCTTTTCTTTTCACTCTACAAAAGGTTTCCCTCGCACTGCTGGGGGTTCGTCAGCTAATACAAGGGATTATTATAATGAAACTGACGCACAGTTACAGGTTGTTCAACTCGCAGGTGAGTTTGACGGTCGGGCTTTAGGTTACGATACTGCTGTCGTTGTTACAAAAGATGGTGTGGTTGTTTCTGGTAACAATAGGACGATGAGTTCTCAATTGGCGGCACGGAAAGGGACAGACACAAAATATATTGCTGCTCTAATAAAACGTTGTCGTTCTTTTGGTTTTACTCCTGAACAGGTTCAGGCTTTTGAGCACCCACGAGTTGTTTTTGAGATTGACTCTCAAGACTATTCTCCAGAGCATTTTGATAAATACAATCAATCTGATAAGAAGGAACAGTCTGAGGAAGCACGAATAGTAAAGTTCTCTAAAGTGTCAAAGCCTGATGTTCTTCGGGGTATTGCAGATGTTGCACGAAGGTATCAGTTTGATTTAACTCAAGTGTTTGCTATTCCTGCTGCCTGTGAAGAATTGATGTCTGTGTTTGTAAAAGCCAAAGTATTTAGTCAGGCAGAGCTTCCTAAGTACTTTGATGGAAATAAGGTGTCTTCTGCTGGTAAGCAGTTTTTATACGAATATATCTTAGGTGGTGTTTTATCCGAGCCTGTGGTTCGGGCTTTGTATTCTGAGGGTATGGGTAACTTGAAGCAAGCAGTAATTGGTTCTGCTCAGCTACTTTTAGAGAACTGGGCTTGTGGTAGTTATTCTGTTATGGACGAATTGAATGCTGCTATTCGTTACGCTATCTCATTTGTTACTGAGGTAAACAACGGCACGTTTGTAGTGCCTAAAATTGATAAAGATGAAGCTAAAGCAATGTCTGCTGATGATAAGGTGGCTCACAACTTAAAAGCGTTCAATGTATGGGCTAGTCAAGGGGATTTGTTAGAGGACAGGCATCCGTTGGTTTTGAAGCTTGCAGGGGCGTTGGTCTACTCTGTTCCTTTATTTAAAGATTATTTAACTAGGTTAAACACGGCTACAGCTTCTGCTGCTAAAACCGAGAGGGAAACTGAGGAGGCTGGTAACTCTGGCCTGTTCGGAGATGAGGAAGACTTTACGCCTGATCGTTATGGTTTATTAGAAAAAGCTGTAGCTTCGTGGCAAAGAAGAAATTTTGTTAAGAGAAATATATTAAGTTCTGTATTGAGGGGTAGTTTTTCTTTGTTTCCAGTTAAAAGGGATTGGAGTAATATCTTTTCTAGTGTTGGTTCTGGGGCTAGTGTCTTTCAAAAGCTAGGAGACGTGTTAAAGTCTGGTTCTTCTTTTGTTGTTCAAAACTCTGAGTTGGGTAGCATTAGTATCGACAAAGGTTGCACGGGAAAGAATGGTTACGGGCTTTTGCACATTATCGAGGCGAGGCATTTTAGAGATAAGCTTTCTGTAGACGATCTTTGTGGTCTTATTTACAAAGTTGTAGAAGCCGCAGAAGGTGGTGAAGTTGTGTCGCATCAACCTGATCTTAAAGCTGGTCTTGATTACGGTCATGTGGGTATTGAGAAAGATGGTGTTATTGCTTATGTTAGCTTGGCTCGGTATGAAGATGTAAAAGATCGCTTCATATTAACTGGGTTTGCAATTTATGAAAAAGAAAAAGAGGCGACCGATGCTATACGAACGGGTATCGCTCAGTATGGCTACTCGCCTGAGTTCTCTTGTTTCCGATCTCAGGTGGGAGCGGTTATCGCCTCTCTTAATGGAGTATGTGGTAGTTTTTCAAATAATGCAAGTGTGTATAAAAACGGAGGTTTTATGGCAAATAATAAAACGATGGTTCGGTCTGGTCTAACTGGAGCTGGTACTGAAATGGACACAATGATTTCCGATATAAAAAATCTATTTGATAACCATCAAATTTCTGACAGTGAGGCTTATAAAAGGTTGTCAGGGCTTGGGCTTTCTGATCCTTTTATTCATAGGGTGATGGTAGATTGGTTTCATAGTAAAGAAGCTAGGCTTGCATCTGGTTTCTATCCTCATAGAAGTCTTCAATCTCAAGCTCTCTTTCAAGACCTAAAAAACAAGATAATGAAATGGACTGCTCAAGACCCTAACAACAAAAAAGCCTATCAACAGGCTATGAAGTTGTTTAGGGAAAACTTCGGTAAGCATCCTCAAACTGAAAGAGACGCAAAGGTTATATTGAAGACTGCAAAGAAGATGGCTAAGACTGGTCAGATTTACGATGCAGAGTCTTTCAAACAAGAAGCCCAACAGGTAATGAATGAACAACCCCAGCAAGGTACACAAACTCAGACGCAACAGCAATCTCAAGGTCAACAAGGAAGTGTAGACGCTTCTGATCCTGTGGCTCTGTTCAAAGCCATTCAAGCTCTCTACAGATACGGCTCTATTTCTAAAGATCAGGTTGATAAGGCTTTTAGAATGGTTGTAGGTGGTCAAGGAAGGCAAAATGCTTATAATATGTCAAACCAATCTCAAGGCGAGCAGATGGCTGCTTCCTTAAAGAGGGTTTCTTCTGGTTATGGTGCTTCTGACGATATTCCCTACGGGTTTAAACAGTTTGATCATGCAGTTAGAATCTACGACTCAAGTAAAGGTATGTTTGACCACTGGTATGCTCCTTCGGGCATGGGAAATATCTCAGTTTATGAAAATAAGGATGGTTCTGGGCGGCTTGGCACTCTGAATTTTTCACTATTGAAGGTGTCTCCAGACCAGTTTTGGGGTTTTATTCGAGACAACGGGCTACTTGCTTCTGACGATGTTTATTCCTCTGTGGGGCTTTCTTCTGGTAAAAACCCAGGTGTAAGATTTGATAGACTTCCCAAGGGTGTTTCAGGTTTACAAATAGGTTCCAGGGTTAAATTCACACCTCTCAAGTCATCTAAAGACAATCTAGACTTTGTTGCACAGAAAGACACATTGTACGCTGGTAAAACTGGTGTTATAAGAGCAATTAAAAACGAAGTCTACAATGTTGAAATGCCAGATGAAGATGGTGTCCCAGGAGAGGTGATCTCTGCTCATAGTATGGAGTTACAGCGAGTAGCCTCTGAGGAAGAACTTTTCTCTGCCAGGGGTATTATTGCAGACCCAATGAGGGAGTACGTTCAACAATTTCTTTCTAATATTCCTTCTTTCACAAAAGTTCCAACAAACTACAAAGATGAACGTATTGTGAAGGAGAAACTAGAGCCTGATCATGTTTGCTATTGGTATTCCGAGACCATTGATAATGGTAAGCCTTATACTGTTGAGTTCCACGTGTCTCCAGGTGAACCTTTTTGTGATGTGTATGTGGTTCGTGATTTTGATAATCACCCTTTGGACGATGGAGGTTATCACATCGCAGATTTCGAAGATTGGAATTTATCTGAGGTTGATTATGTAGAGGGTTTGTTTGCTAAGGAAAAAGCTTTTACCGGGGATAGTGCTTCTTTTGATAAAACTAAGACAAAGCCTGTAGAAGATGGTTTTGACGATGAAGATTATTCACAGATTATGGCTGGGTTGGATCCTCGAGTTTCTATCATGTTAGAACTACATCCTGAACTTAGTCACTGGTCACCAGATGATTTAACAGTGTTATATGAATTGCAAGATAGAGGTGGGGATTATGTAGAAGATGTAAACCGTGTACTAAATACGAGAGATTCAAAGACTTTATTGTCATCTTTTGATAAATGGTCTGCCAGGGTCAGTGCTGGTCTTTCGCTTGGAAAGGGAATGTCTTTACCTGATATGGCTATTGTTTCTGGTCTAGCACGGATTTTATCTAGTGATTCTATTTCACGTCCTGATGACTCTTTATTTAAACGTGGTGATCGAGTAAAAGGGACTCCCAGTAACTATAGAAAAGAAGGTCAGTTGGGTACGGTACAAGGTGTCTCTGAGTACAGTGTTTATGGTGATTCTTGGGATATAGAATGGGACAATGGTGGTATTTCAAGAGCTTTTAAAAATGAGATTGAGCTTATTTCTTCTGGCTTGGCAAGGGTTTTGTCTGCAGGTGCTAATACTTCCACGGCTTTAACCCCAGAGGAGGTTGTAAGGGATTTTAAAGATGGCGCGATAGACTGGTATAACGCTTTTGATATGTTAGCTGATTATGAGGTATCTGATGAAGACGCAGAGAGGATGCTTGGGGTATCACGGGTTGTTCAAGGTTTCACCGAGGGTTACAACAAAACCTTAGACGTAGTGGACACTCTTGTTCATGACCCATTAAAGACAGTTGATGACGTTGCTTCTCTGCCTTTTAAGTTTTTGGACAAGGTTACTGGGAGGAGCAAGAAGAAGGTTAGGTCAAGTTATACACCCTTGTATTCTGGTGAGTTTAATCGTATACTATCTGCAGGAACAAGGAGTAGTGTTGTCGAGGAGTTCAACAAACTTCTTGAATCTGTCTTTCCTGATAAAAGATGGGAGTTGAAAAGAGCAGTTCCTATGAGAGGTGGTTGGTATACTTTAGATTTCTTAACGATAGATAAGTCAGATGTTAATTACAATGTGAAGTTTGACGAGAGGATTTTCAAAGTTTGTAAGGATTCTAATAGTATTTGGATTATACAGGAGGATTTATAATGGCTTGGAAAACAATCTACAAAGGTACTTCAGGGGAAGAAGCAGCTATGGCTGTAGCAAATAGTCTTCGCAAGGCTGATCGTGAACGTGAAGAGTATTTGCAGAGCAAGCAACAAGCACAGGTTTCTACTCCTTCTAACAACTCAGGTAACTCTTCTGCTAACGTAGCAGCTTCTCTTAAAAGAAACTAATCAACTTAAGTATGGAGCCTTATTATAAGGATATACAGTCTTTACCTTTGATGGAGTTGGAGTCTGTTAATCTCCCCCATTCAATTAGACCTTTTCCAAGTTACTGACTTATGGACTGGTAGTATTGTAAATTGTGATCTTCAACATGAGTTTTTATTCTGTTATCCTGTTAGTGAGCTTTCCATACAAATTTGAGTTAACAGGTTACCTGATTTTCGTATTAGGGTGTATGTTGAAAAAAATAATTAAAGTGAGACCTCACATGAAGTCTCTTGGTCTTACTCCTTACAAGAAAGATGATATGGCTTTTTATGCGGCTTTACTAGAATCTGGCTTTGTTTCTTCTCCACGGTCTTTACGTGGTACAAGGAAAGACTCTGTTTCTGGCTTTTTATGGAAAAGGAAATTTGAATTTATAATGAAACATCGATATGGCATTTCTATAAAAGATGTCGCTTGGGCTTTAGCCTTTGTTAACAACGAGGTTAAGGGGAAGATTTCATCGAAAAAGTATGCAGATGTTTCTCTTCACAATGTGTTCTTAAATAACTATGGTTTAGTACAGGTTCAAGTCGGTTACTCTCCTAAAGAGTCAGTTATATTAAGTTGTAAGAAGTTAGCCTAGGAGTCTTATGTTTCAGGTTGTTTGTACAAATTGTGGTGAGAGTATTGTTGATCTTTCTATAACTTATAAATTCCATACAGTGTGTTCAGAATGTAAGTCTAAGCTGGAGGAGGCTGCTTCTTTATTACATACTTTTGAAGACAAGATTAAAGTAGAGACAAATGTTGCACGAACTTATAGTGAGCCTTACTGTACAAAGTGTGGTAGGCTAATAACTGAGTTTGAGGAGTATGTAGTAACCAAGACAGGTGCTGTCTGTATTTCCTGTTATGCAGATGAAGGTGTTCTTTATAGTTTCAGTAGCTAATTTTTACTATAATTTCAATTTTAAATAAACCAATTATACACACTTGTTATATTTTCTTCATGCGTTAATGTAGTTATATAAACTTAACGGAGGGAAGTGAATGGGCGTGGTGATTGATAGAGGATTTGAAAGAAAAATCCTTGAGGTAGTTAAAGAAGATTTTGGTCTTTCTCCAAAGGAAGAAAAAAGGCTTAATTGGCTAAGTAATCAGGCAGTGGTTATTCGTTGCGGTGATTTTGAACAGGGTTTTTCAAGGAAGCAATGGAGGGAATTTAAATGAAACTCTTTCAAGTGTCTATAAAATATGGTCGTAGCCCCTTTCAGTTAGCGGCTTATGTGGAAGCCGAAAGTCCGAAACAAGCAATAAGAAAATACGCAGGAATAACCTATGTTGAAAATATAAAAGAAGGCATGAGGTATCGTGCAACGAAAACCGAGTTGCATTCCAATTTTTGGGACATGGCTGGTTACTGTAGACCGCAGTATATCTGCAATTAGAGATGTGAGAGGTTGGTATGTTGCTCAGGGCTTATATTATGAATCGTGTTCTAAGGAAGTGGTTTAACACTTACACTTTTGAAGAGGTACTTTGGTTGACTAAGTGTCCACTTGCATTTATGGAAATGTAAAAGGAGTAAAGAAGGTAAATGACAGCGAAGGAAGCCACTCAAGAACTTACCCACATCGTTCTTCGTGTTAACACTGGTGGTCTTAGTTATGACGAAGGTAAACTGTTAGCTTCTCCTCTTATAAAAATAATCAATGATAGACAAGCAGAGATAGCAAAGAAGTACGGTAGACGGTCTGTTCCTCTTTCCTATGGTTACGCACTTCGTACAGGAATGGTATTATGAAATACTACTGTAAAATCTGCGGAACCGAATACAACTTCAAAAATGACAGTTACTTAATTAGTTGCAGAGCGCGTACTCCAGACATGATGATGGATGACGATTCGTGTGATGGAACTTTGGAACTCATCCCCGACTACGAAACGCCGGAGCAGTACGAAAAGCGCACAGGGAAGGCGTTTTCTAACAACGGGCTTGTATGGGTAAGGTTTAGAGATAGAGCTGAGGATAGTTTTGTAAAAACCCATGACAAGAGATTTTATTGGCTTGAATATAGATTTGCTCAAACACATAGTTTTAGAGCAAATAATCTTATCGTCATTGCCGATCCGCCTGTACCGCCGCCTGACGATTGGAGACCAGAATGAAAGATAAAATGAACAATGGCTTTTATTGCACTGCTGATTATTTCGACACGATTGAAGGTGGGATTTGTAAAGACCCATGCAATAGTACCCCTAAATGCCATACATTATGCAAACATCTTCACCGTAAATACCCTACAGTAGATCAATTTTATGATGAGTATAAAACGGATTATACAGATGAACAGCCTGTTTGGTTGCTAATTGGCTATTGTGGGGGAGGTGATTGGGAAATATTTTCACTAAAAGAAGCAAGAGAAAAAATCATGTTAATTGATTTGGAGACTGGTTGGGACTTTGTTGTTGTATGCGCCTGTACTCCGTTTGGAAAGCCTGACAATGATTGGAGACCGGAATGAAAAACAAAGGGAGGTCTTTGATGTTGAATAAACCTCTTTTTAAAGAAGGTGATATCATAAGGATTAAAACAGAGGCACGTGTAAACAAGGAGTTTCCAAAATATTTATACACTCCATCAACAAAGGCTCTAATGGGGAAACTATTTGAGGTAAGGCGTGTTCGTCCAGGAAATGACAACTGTTCAGTTCCTTATGGTAATAGGTATGTGATTGGCAATCAGTATATTACTGTTTATGAAAGCATGATTGAGGGAATAGTAATTTAAATGACTGAGTTCTTTGCTAAACACGAACATGAGATTTTCCCTGTCCACTCTGCTGGAGCTATTGTTTCTGATATAGAAAATTACATCCACGGTAAGGGCAGGTTACACAAAACTCTTGGTATGTTCTTTGACCGTCTCCGTTATTCTTATACCAGAAAAGACAGCAAGTACACTCCAATGCAGGTTTTAATGGACGAGGCTTTACTGGAGTTACTTTGGAAGAGGGTAGATAGCAAGCCTAAATTATTTTCTGAAGGACGTGGTTCTGTAAAGAGTTTTACCACAGCCATTGGTGTTGGCTGGTCAAAGTGTCGAAGTGTGGCTAACTTCCCGGTTCGTGAGGCAAGTAAGATATTTAAGAAATACTGTCCACCTGGCGGTTTAATCTGTGATCCTTCTGCTGGTTTTGGTTCACGGATGTCTGCAGCTTTACTTGACGGTTATGGTTATGTGGCTACTGATCCAAACAAGGAATTGTACAAAGTTTTATACGACTATTATCATACCTTGTTGGACACTGAATTTGTGAAAAAAGACCAAGAGTTTGGGGTTTACTGCCAAGGCTCTGAGGTGTTTATTCCTGAGTTAGAGGCTAAAGTAGACTTTGTTTTCACTTCTCCACCTTACTTTAACCTTGAGAAGTATTCAGACGATAGCTCTGCTTCAACAAGGAACTACAATAACTTTGCTTTATGGGGTAAGGAGTATGTTATTCCTACAGTTAAAAATATCAAAGCTTACTTAAAGCCAGGTGCAAAGGCTTGTATCAATATTAAGAATCTGCCAGGGCTAAAACTTTACGATTGTTGGGCACAGGTGTTTAGAAAGGTTGGTGGTTTTAGGGAGTTAGAACCTCATCGTATAAGTGTGGTGAGGCGGCAGTACGATGTTCGTAAGGGAAATAACTTATCTGAGAAGCTAAAGAACTACTGGAAGTACGCTTCTGAAGAGATGTGTATGGTTTTCGAGAAGGAGGGTTAATATGGGAAGAAATCCTAATTGTATTTTGTGTGGTCAGACTCTTCCTGCATGGGTAGAAGGTTATTGTACAAGCTGTTCTGAAGAGGTTCTACAATGGGCAAAAGATAACGATGTTAACCCTCGTTTGCCGTTAGAAGAAATCTTTAGAGACATACGTTTGGCTAGATCAAGAAGAGCTGCTAAGAAATTGGATGAAGAGCTTTCTGCACAAGAAGATGCTGTAACCAGTGGTGCAAAAAATTGTGAGTCATGTGGCTATCTCCTTAGTGAGTGTGGACGTGTTCCTGTAGGTGGGTATAACGCGCCTGTACAAACTTGTTGGGTGTCTTCTTAGAGGTGGCTCAAGGGGTTTCAAAAAAGGAGGGTTGATATGGCAAGGTCAAGAAAAAAAAATCAACACAGAGGTTGGGGTCAGAAGGGTTGTTTTGGTAATCCTAAACCAAATCATTATTCTGAGGACGAGTATGTTCCTACCATCCGGCATCAGAAGGGTGGTAAGCATTCAAGGCATCAAAGATAATGTTTGACACAACTCTTCTTGAGGATCATGGTGATCTCTGTTTCAAACGAGATGATCTTTTCGAGCTTAACGGTATGTACGGGGCTAAGGTTCGGGCTTGTCTTCACTTGTGCTCTATAGCGAGGCTTAACGGTTACAAAACAGTTGTTTCTGCTGGTTCTCGTTTATCTCCTCAACTAGCTATTCTAGGCACTGTGGCAAAGCATATAGGTTTAAAGGCGGTAGGTTTCACTGCGGCTGGACGTTCAACTCCTTTTATTAAACAGGCTGAATCTTTAGGTGTCGAGGTACATAAGGTTCCTGCTGGTTATTCTAATGTGATACAGAAAAGAGCAAAGGATTTAGCGGGGGCTTTAGGGGCTTTCCTTATTCCTTTTGGCATGAAAGATCTATCTTCAATTGAGTTAACGAAGGCATCCTTTATAGAGTCTTTTGAGCCAAACGTAGGGTTTCTAAAGACAAGAAATCGTCTTGTGGTAGTAGCTGGTTCAGGGGTTAACCTTATCGGTATCTTAGAAGGTATACGCTTTGTCGGTTCTTCTATCAATGTATTGGCTGTTATGGTCGGTCATGATTGCAGGAAGTATGTGTATAACTCTTGTCCGTGGGTGTCTGAAAAACAGTTGGAGTTTGTAAAGTCTGCTCAACCTTATCACGAGCTAAGCACCTATAATCAGGTGAACGGGGTAGATGTAGATTCAAGGTATGAGGGAAAAGCAATTCCGTATTTAAAGCCAGGGGATGTGTTTTGGCTTATTGGGAAAGCGGTCACTTCTCCTGTAGTAGTTCAGAGGGAGGTGTAATTATATGAAGGTTGCCATTGATTTTGATGGAACGTGCGTAACCCACGAGTTTCCGAATATTGGTCATGACATAGGAGCTGTCCCTGTATTAAAGAAGTTACAAGAGGCAGGTCACCAACTTATCTTATTTACAATGAGGTCAGGAAAGGAGTTGTTAGAAGCTGTGGAATGGTTTTCGGGACATGGTATTTCTTTGTATGGAGTTAATTGGGATCCAACACAGAACGAATGGACAGACTCTCCTAAAGCGTACGCTAATCTTTATATAGACGATGCTGCTCTTGGGTGTCCTTTAATGTTCCCCACTAATAAGTATCCCGTGGTTACAGAAAACCCCTCAACAAGACCCTTTGTAGACTGGTCTAAGGTTGAAGAAATGTTGTCTCTCTGGTTTTCTACTTACGGGGTGAATCCTAATACAGAATTGGTTCTTTAGTTTTTGAATTTTTCTTTCTTTATATACAAATAGGCGTACATTTCAGATATGTAAAATAATCAGAGGTTTATGTGGCTGAGAAAAAGAAAGAAGAAAGTGTTTCTAAAGTATTTACTCCCTTCGGTGTTCTGGTGGGAGATGCTGGGGCTAGGAAGGCTTTTGATGCTGAATCTTTTTACGAGGAAGTATTAAAACCATCTGAAAAAGCCCAGTACGAGAAGTTTAAAGTTGATTTTTTAAAAAATCCAAAAGACAAAGTTAAAAAAGTATCGGCTGGTTTTATTCCGTGGAAAAAGCTCATTGTTCAATCTAAAAGCAGGAACCATTTAATTTTAGACAAACTGTGGTCTAGCACATGGGCATTAAACAAAGAGGCTATTCCAGGGTTTATTGATTTAATTGAAAAACTAAGAGAGAAATACTCCACTGTTCTGGGGGATGATAAGTTACTTGAATATTTGGAGGCGGCTCAACACCGTGCAAGGGAGCTTGAGGCTTCTGGCGAGGTAGACGGTAATAAGTCTGAGTCTAAACCTGCTGTCACAAACAGTTCTCTCAACGCTCAGAAGTCTGCCAGTGATTTAGAATACTTCTATAATTCAAGGAACATGGTTACGAATAAACCTATATTTAGCTCTGCTACAGAAATTAAAGTGGGTGATCGAATCTCTTACCACGGAACGAGTGTTATGAGCCCAGGTATGTTCTTAGGGTTAGTTGCTCATATTGACGAGGGCATAGCCACTCACGGTTACTCGTCACCCAACACTGTTTTGACTGTTAAGAAGTTAGATGAAGATGGCTGTCTTAATGACGGTTACTCAATTACTAAGATTGATATTACACAAGTAGATTCTGTAAATGGTAAACGTTATTGTGCTAATCCCCATCTTCCTTTTACATCTCAATCAGTGTCTATTATGTCTGCTAAAACAAGAGATCAATCAAGAAAAATACAAGAACATATGTTAAGCTTTTTTGATAATTACGAGAGTCTTTTAAATGAAGCTGAGTCTGCACAAGATTCACCAGAGGGTCTTCGCAGGCTAGTTGAGGGTGGTTCTTTTGAATGTTATAACGACGATGTTCACCAGTTTTTAAATGAATTGTATGGTACGCCACCTGAAGCTCAAGGTAAATATAGTGATGACGTTGCTTGGAACAGGTATGTTTCTCTTTTAACTATAGAGCTTTCCAATATTTTGAGGAATCCGTGGGGTGGTGGTAAGAATTACATTGCTCAAGGGTTAAAGAGAGGGTTATCTCAATCTATTACAACCAATGCTGCTGGCATTCCTATTAATACAGACCGATGGGATGCCGAGCCTTGTACCACTGTGGATGGTATTCCTGTTTGGATTATAGAAGATACCTACTCAGATTATTCAGGTAGACACGAAGGTTATCTTGTGGATTACGGTGATCCTGATGATGGGGATTTTTTAGGTAAGTTGGCTTTTCCTTTAGATACTGAGTTATGGGAAATTGAAGAGGAAGTTAGGAAGGGGTTTGAGTCTCATAGAGAGGCTATTTCCTCACGTAAAATATTCTCTCGACCTAACTCTCAGTATAACTTTGCAGGTCTTGCTTGGCTTCAAGGTTTGTGTTCAGGTAAATACTCTGTCTTCGAGTTCAAACAAGGTTTACAGGAAGCTGGTTATTCTCCTAGTACAATTCAAAGGCTTATTAACTTTTACATGAATAACCGGTCTGATGATTCTTCCAGTGATACAAGTCTTTTAAATGAGATGGCTAGTATGCTTGCATCCTCTCGCATGATTAAATCTAGTTCTCCTATGATGCCTGAAACTAACGATCCAAAAATGTTATCTAGGTACCTGTCAATTTTTGACAAGTTTAAATCAGGGGGGTATCCAGATATTAAGTCTGTTGTTAAGGATTTAAATTGGTTTGGAGTTCCTGTTTCAAAGGCTAAAGAACTTGTTAAGGCATGGGGGAATAGTAACTTAACCTCTTCTTTTATTAGATCAGGTGCTGAAGGTGTAGACCAGCAAGCCTACAACAATTACATACAACAACTGGTTGCTACTGGCGTTCCTGAAGATCAGGCTAGGCAAATGGCGGATCAGTTGGTTAATCAAATAAAGCAGAACCAGGCACAGTTTGTACAGAACATTCAACAACCTGCTCAGGGTCAGAATAATTCTTCTCTTGCTGCGTCTTTTAGGAGAGTTATTAAATCAGGTCTCCCTGTCAACTACGACGATGATGAAGAACTTTGTTGTGAGATTTGTGGTTCGCCTGACGGTGTTTGTATTTGTGGTGCAGAGGAATCTGTAGACGATCAGATAGAAGACTTTATTGATGGTTTGGCTCCTGAACTTAAGGGTCAAATTCAAGCTATTAATAAAGGCTTAATGACTGAGGACGAGCTATTGGAGTGGATACGGGAGCAGTTATCTGTGGGTTATAAAATAGATGAGTCTTTTGCTCCAGTTATTTTAGAACAAGCTGTATGTACACTTGGAGGTATATAATGAACGACGATGAAAAGAACGAAGACATCAATGAAGATGAAAACGAAGGTGATTCTGTAGACACAGCTTCTACAGGTGACGATTTCTCTCCTGATGAGGGTGAAGACTCTCTTGACTTTGGTTCTGTCAATGAAGAGGGAGAAGGTGATGTTGACGAGGGATTTATGGACGAAGTCAACTCTCTTGATGAATTCGGTTCTGACTCTCCTTCTCTCTCCAAAGAAGAGACTATAGATGCTTTACAGGCAATCACAGAAATAGCTAATATTATTCTTGCCACTGAGGGTGTCACTGATGGTGAACAGCCTACCTCTGAAGAAGTAAACTTTGTTTTGGACGAGGTTCAGGACTTGGCGGCTGGCTTTGATAAACCTTCTGATGCTGATGATGGTACAGGTGAGGAAGACTTAAGTGCTTTACCTGCTGAGACTGAGCCTTTAGGTGAGTTTGACGAGGAGGGTTTTGACGAGGGAGTTGAAGAAGAATTCCCTGAGGAGATAGAAGCCTCTCTTGTTCGTGTCATGGTTGCTGGTAAGCCTGTAAGGTCTAGGTGTACAAGACCTGTTATCGGGCTAGAAGATATCGGTGGTGTCCCTGCTCTGCTTTGCAGTGGTGTTGGTGCAGTTCCTAACCTTGATGAGGAAGACGAGCCAGCCGCAGATGCAGTTTTTGAGACCGCAGTTCTTAATAACGGTGATTCTAAAGCTATTCAGTCTAAATTCACGAAGGTTGGTTCTTTCAAGAAATGGGTTATGCAGAGTAAAGCTCATAAATTGGCTTGGAGAATCGCTTCGTCAAAGTACAGAAGGCTTGTAAAACAGTCTGCTAAAACTCCTAGAGAAAAAGCCGCTGTTTTCTTCTTGGCTAACAGTTTATACAACAAGGTTATAAAAAGTTCTGGTAATAAACTATTTAAGACCTTCTCAGGTAAATCTCCCAGAGCTATTCGCAAGGTTAGTCTGGCTTTATCCAATCGTAAACTTGAGAACAAGTCAACAAAGGTTCTCTTCTCCGATTACAACGGGTACAGAAATTATGAAACTTGGAACGCCTCGCTTTATATAACTAAGGACGAGGCATTAAATAGCAGGGCGAGGCGGTTAGCTCAGTCTGGCGTAAGAGATTACGACAAGTTTATTCAGTCTATGGGTTTGGCTGGCAAGAAAACGCCTGATGGTGTTGAGTGGTCAAGTTCAAAGATTGATCGTGGGCAGATGGGAGAAGTTCTGTCTAATTTAACAAGTTCAGTTCGTGGAGGTTCTGGTATGAATAAAAGACCAGTGAGGTCAGCAACTCAAGCAGACAAACAAGGTGATTTAGTAACTGTACAAGACGACACAAAGACAGGTGTTAGTCTTTCAGGTCAAACTTTATCTGATAGTGCTATTGAGGACTCTAATACTGAAAGAGTGCTAAATGTGGATGGTGGAGATACCTCTCAGATAACTGACGTAAACAACACTGGTGATGATGGTGACCTTGTAGCAGACCTTGACGCAGGTACAGAAGTAAGTGCTTCTGAGTATGGGTTTGATAATCAGGAGATGGTTGGTGTTGAACTCCCCATTGAAAATGAGAATCAGACCCAGGTATTGGAAATGAAATCCATTGGTTCAGGTGTTTATATACTACAGCAATCTTATATTTCTCCAGGTGCTGGTAGGCTTTCTTTCACGAAAGGTAAGGAAGCTGCTAAGATTATAAGTAGAAATACCAGACCTGCAGAAATAAAAGCCAATGTAAATCGGGTGCTTTCACTTGGTAACACTGGTAAAGGTCTTTTACTTCGGTCTTCTCCTATCTTGGGTATTATTGCTATTGAAGCACCTTATCAGAAAGGTTTAAAGAATTCTGAGTATTCAGTTTTCTCCAGGGTCGGTGTAAACCTTATCAATGAAAAAGGTTATTACATCCCTCAATCAAAAGGTGCTAAGAATTTTATCGCATCTGCTTCGTCTATGAAAGGCATAAGGAGAGGTTCACAAGTAAAGAACTTATTCTCTGAGGTTGAAGGGGCTTATGTTGGTTATCTCAAAAACAAGGTTTACGGTCTGATAAAGCAGAACAAAGTGTTAAGAGCCAGTTTGGATAAATCCCTTAAAGCCGCAGCGAGAGATAGGATTTTGGCTTCGCAAGCTCTTAATAAAGAACAGAGGTCAGCAAGACAGCACGTTGCTTCGGCTATGCAAAGTCTTAATGACATAAAGAAACAAACGGCCGAAGCAGAGGCTCAGAGGGTTATTGCAAGTTCAGCTTCTGCTGTTAGGGAAAATGCTCTTAATGACAAGGCGAGAACGGAAGCTAATACTGCTCATCTTTTGAAAATGATGAGGTGGTAGTTATACAGACTTGTTATCTGGTTTACGTATTGTAAGCTAGGTTTATCTTTTGGGGGGTATTATATGGGTACGCAATACGATAATTTCTATTGTCCAGCTGATTCAGATAATTACGGTGATGAGCTAGCAAATTTGATGGGTGCCTTTGAGAGAGAGGAAATTTGCGAGGCTGAGTTTGTAGAAATTCTTAAGAAGAATGGGTACTCGCCTTCTCAGATTGAGGCTAATCTTAAAGAGGTTGAGTTTAATCGTACTGCATACCCTTTAGAGTTAGAATTAAAAGCAAGAGCAAGAGGGGTTAACCAATCAATGAAAAACTTTGATACATTTTTAAACGCTTGTGAGTCTATTAAATATTTAGACTCTGTTGTTAAGGAAGGGGACACTTACACCCTTATCGGTTGTGGTAAAACTTTACAGATTAAAGAACGAGTTGACAGCAAAGGCAATCGAGAAGTTCTGCTCTGGAGTAAAACCGAGCCTTCTAACCTTCACAAGGTAGTTGGTAACGATGTAGAGAAGATTCTCCCTCGCTTGGTTGTACAACACTTCACTGGTATAAAGTCTAGTGTTGAATTCACAGACCACGAAAATCACAAGCATATTTTTGAAGACGTTGGTTTCTTTCCTGTCTCTGTTCATAGTGATATGGTCAGGTTTGGGGATGCTACTGGCAGAAAATGGGTATGCAGTGCAGGTGGTTCTAACGTTCCCAATATTACTCTGGCTTTTTACAAACTCTTGTACGATGGTCGGACGGATATGTCTGCAATGATGTTACCTAAGCTCACTCCTCTGGACGATGTTAAAGTAATCAAGTCAGGCAAAGGTGGCAAAGATGTAGAGGTTTTTGAACTTCCTAAATTCCCAGAACCTTCTGAGGATTTTATTGTGTCTTCTGTAGAAGACTTTAAGAGAGCTGTTCCTAATTACGAATCTTTTATGATGTTTCCGCATCAAGGCGATGTGCCTGCTTATGGTCATTCCATTGTTTCTGGTATGGTGGTTTCGTCTGCCGATAGACCTTTTATTACATCTGCTGAGAAGAAGATGAGAGGGTTTATTAAGTCTTCGGATGAATTAGATTGGAAGGCTTATCAAACTTTTTCTGATATAGTTGATGGTCTCATGGCTCAGGGTTATTCTGAAGCTGACGCATTGAAACTTGCAAATGAGTTAAGAGGTAAGGACTCTGCATCATCATCCGCTAAAAGACCGATTAAGTCAGTTACTGAGGGAAAAGGCAGTTTTCTCAACCATATGGCAAAACAAAGCGGTAAATCTATTACAGATAAACAAGGTAATCCTTTAGACCCAGATAAAATGTATCAGGATAATGGTTCTGGCTATGAAGAGATGGGGCAATCTCTACAGTCAGGTAAGAGACCCATTAAGTCAGGTTTAACTTTTGAAGGTGTAGATCCTAAAGTCTGTGATGGTTATTTAAACTACCTTCTTGGTGGGGGTGTTCCTGTAGATAAAGCGATGGAGCTAACACAAGATTTTGTTAATCGTATAATTGAGGACTGTGATAGGTTTGCGGTTAGTGAATATGTAAATCGTGGTATTGACGAATATAATAAAAGCCTTCCCCAATCACGGAAACAACCCCAAACTTTTACCCAGCCCACTATGTAACAAGTAGTGGGCGGACAACTAAGAATATCTATACACCCTTGTTTTCTAGAAGTCGCTATGCTATATTAAGTATGGCGGAACAAGCTTTATCGGCAATTAACCAAACTTTGGATACTTGGTTTCTAAGTTACACTAAGAAATTGTTTGCGTACTATGGAGAAGGGACTTATGGGCATTCTGCAGAGACCAACGCTTGGCAAATATCTATTCCAGATAATAATTTGAAAGTGAGTATTGGCTGGTCTGCTGAGCAAGGGGATTATGTTTACATAGTAATCAAAGATGGTTCTAGAAAGGATGGAAGGGTTCAGAGTTTAAAGGATCTGAAACTTTTATTTCCAGATGTTTTTGGGGGGTCTTAAATTGATTAATGAACAGCACTTGAGAAAAGAGATCCATAAATTTACGTCTTCTGTACTTTCTCAAATGTCCGAAGAGCAATTAAATAAACTTAGTAGAGACCTTCAAGAAGATTCTGATATGCTTACGTCTTCTACTCAGTTTGTAGATGATTCTGCTAGTAACAATGGCGTTCCTTCTTATTTCATAACAAGTAGTGGGCGTATAGTAGACGATTCATACGAAGGCGGTTTATGGGTTTCTCCTCAAGGCAAGGCTTATGAGGTTACAGGGGATCATTCGGAATATATTTTAGAGTATCCCTCTTTATTTGGAATAGACGTTTCTGGTTTTGAATCAGACGATACCTTTGGCTTAGATGATTCTGATAGAGATGTTTTATATGAACAAGCTTATTCCAAAGGCTGGGCTAGGGTTCGCATTGTTGACGGAGATATATTTGTAGATGTCATCCGTTCAATTAATACAGATAGGTTTCTTTCAAAGGTAGTTCAGTGTATTCTTGATTATGGCGTTCCTTATGACTCAGCTATTCATGTTGAAGTGTTAGAGGACTCTGGTCAATATTCTAATTCAAACGAGTCTTTATCTTCTCTGCTCACAAGTCGTTACTCTGCCAAGGCTGGTCTTTTTAATGTCCAGGCGAAATGGATACAGGGTTTGCTTACGAGGGAAGAAGCTATAGCGGAGTTGGTAAAGACGGGCAAGTCCAGGGAAATAGCTAATAAGATACTGGACTCTTGGGGTACGAGGTTTTCGAGTTATACACCCTTGCATTCTGGCACGGGTATTGCTAATCTTATAATTAGCTCACCAGACAAAGATTATGAAGTAGCTAAAAGTGGTACACGTTACTGGTTAGACGGGGTTTGTAAGCGTATACAATCTAATCTTGGGAAGAAGGGTATTAAGGCTACGATAAGTCCAATAACGAACTTAACCTGGAGGGTTGTCGTGGGTCAGAAGGTTGTCTTTCAAGTTATTTACTCATCCTCTAATAATGTGGACTTCTTTGATTATACTTATTTTAATGCCTCTGGGAAATCCTTTTCAGGTCAGGTAAGACGTATGGAAGATTTAAAGGGTTTAATTTCTAAGGTAGGGGTTTGATATGCATGACGATGTTGATGAACAGATTCTTGGAGTTTTAAAAAATCTTTCTCCCGAGGCTCTTGCTTGTCGTGTAAAAGAAGTCAATTACTTACGAAAAAAGTACCCTGATTTCTTTCCTAGTTCTCAGGTCTCTTCTGGTGTAAAAATTTTAAATGAAGACAGGGTTGCTCTTGACCAGGCTTTTGCAAAATTAGACCAAGAAGGCTTTAAAAGGTTGGCAAATGAATAAAGAAGAATTTTTAACTGCTTATCGTACCTTAGTTAAAAGAGCATTTAATTTTTCGGAGATTGGTCGGTGTGAGGGTCTATTGGCTTTAGAGTCCCTTGTTGACAAAGATAAGGTTGATAAAAGGGATATTTTGAATATGGTGTTCAGCTTGTAATTGATGGTACGGAGCCTGCTTTTTTGGATAAGATTTTGTCTAATTTAATATCCTTAGAAGAAAATGCCTATTTAACACATTTTAAAACTATTCAAAAAGAGGCTGTGTTGACTCTTCAGAGTAATGCAAATACTCGCCTTCTGATGCTTTTACTAAACTCCTATTCTGATCTTCCATTAAGTGACCCTATCTTCGGTTTGCAAGAATAGTATTCCTCCCTTGTCTCTTCTCTGCTGGTATGATACCTTGATGGTAAGAGGTATTGTATGAATAAACAAGTATTTATAGGTTCTGTAGACAAGTACGAGGAGGTCTCTTTCCTCACCGAGGCTGCAATGCAGGAGCAACTTCGAAGTAATAAAGATATTTTAAGCATGGGTCAGGATGGTGTTCGTGTCATTGGTTTTGAGGTTCCATGGAGAAAATCAGACAAAAAGAACGGTAGGATTGATCTTTTAATAGATTACGAGCTTTTTGTGGCTGTTGTGGAGCTTAAAAATGATAAGTTAACCCTTGATCATTTAGCCCAGTTAATGTCTTATTTAGATGGTTCTTCTGTTAAGGAGAGTGTCCCTCTCTATTATGATGCAGAACTTTCACAGAGAAAAGGGTTAGAATCAGAGACCCGAGGTATTTTAGTTGGTTTCTCATGGGATTTCGACCTTCTGGCTCAGATTAGAGGGGATTCTAAGTTAAAATCGAGGGTTGCTCTTGTTTCATACAACCGTTTTAAAGATTCTAATGACCAGTATTTTCATGTGGTGGACTTGGTTCATCCCTTTGATTTTACAAAAAGAGATTATTCTAAGTATACTCTTGAGGGTGACTCTACTCCATATGTTAAGAATTGGGTTGTCTATGCCTGTGTTAAGAGGTTTTTAGCGGATAACAATTCTGTTTCTTTCAAGAACTTAAAGGATAAAATTAAAGATGAAGAGGATACTTACACAAAACGGGTTCCTATTCTTCTTGAGGCTGGTAACTTAGATGATCACAAATATAAAGACCGCTACCTTATAAATAAACCTCTTAAATGTGGGGAGGTGACTTTTGTTGTTCAAGGTTATTGGACAATTGGGGATGAGGAGCTTTATAAGAATATTGCTATTAATTTAGGTTACCCATTAACTAAGCTTAACTAGTTTCTCTCCTTTCGTATAAGGTGTCTAAGCACTAAACTATTCTTCTCTTTCCTTTGTTGCTTTATATAACAAGTGCAAGCGGTAATGTTTATGTTGTTGGGGGTATATAATGAGTGTTGTTCATTCTTCAGTTAAGAGACCTATTAAGTCTCTTGTCCAGCCTTCTGCTCGACATGGTTCTAATTCTCGTTCAGATAAAGAAATGTGGGACTCTTATTGGAACCATGAGCCTTTTCTTTCTGACGCAGGTAAGTTTAACTTACCTGCCTATATAGACAATTTCAGAAGGGGTCTTGCAGATGAGGAATCTCTTAGGGCTTTTCTTTTGTCTCAGGGTTATGAGGAGTCTGTGGTGGAGTTTGTCTTAAATAAAGAGGTGGAGAGAAAAAAACAAATAGACGAATACAACTCCACCACAGGTAATAGTATGTCTTATTCTTCACTTAAGAGACCTGTTAAGTCTTCTTCCTCTAACCTTAAATCCCTAGTAAAATCAGCAAAAGAGTTTCAGTTCAAATTATTTGACACAGGGGCTTTCCAACTTGACTTATCGCAAGACAACAACGGCTCTCCTTTATGCTCAAGCATAAAAGGTTCAATTGACGCAGGTGCGGTTCTCTCAATTGCCAGCAGGGATGGTTACACGTTCCACGACCTCTCTCAAGGGGTTAATTTGTCTGGTTCTCCTATCCTTGATGAATACAAGTCCTTACTAACGTCCACAGCTTCTCTTACGCCTGTGGAATACAAACCTATCAAACGCCAACTTGAAACTTGGGTACTTTCTGGCAAAGAGTTAGACAAAGAGCTTGCTTCGTGGGGTTTAAACAACCCAGGGCAGGTTTTCCAGTCGATGAAGGTGTTAGGGATTGATCTTTCGGGTAAGGATACTGTGCCTGTTCGGTCTTCTGTTCAACAAGGACAACGCTTGGGTTTTAAGAAGCCCGTTGCTTCAACAGGCAATGGGCAGTTAGTCAAATCCAGTAACGACATTTATACAAGATACTTAAGTCTTCTTAATGAGGGGATCTCTGACAGACATGCAAGAAATCAATTAGTGGAAGAGTTTGGTCAATCTGCTGAGGGTGATTCTTATGCCTCTTTTATTGACGAAGTAGAGGCTCAAGATGGGGGTCAATTTTTAGGTTCAAGTGCTGCGCCTGACTCTGACGTAGGCATAGCTTTGCAGTATGTTTTTGATAATGACATTCCTCACGATTTTGAACGGGTTTATGAGGCTCTGGTTATGTCTGGCTTATGGGAAGGTGAGGATGAGGATTCTGTATTTGACCTTGCCTTCTTGGTTTGTAACGAGTTAGGTGTTCCTCTTGCATCCTCTGTTAAGAGGTCTATTAAGTCTTCTGCTGGGGGCTTTGGTACAGATGATTATTACAAACTTAAAACTGTTTATATGCATAATCTTCTTCGCCAGGGTTATTCTGAAGAAGACGCGGATAGGATGGCTGATGAATATGTAGTAAACTTCCGAGGTGATTTAGAAACAGAAGGTGAGGGTGCAATTCAGAGAAACTGGAACAAGTCTAACCCCACGTCTCCCATGCAGTTTGATGTAAACTCTTCTAACAAACGCATCCCCATTCAGCAAGACTTTAAGGGCATGTTGGAGATGATAAAAAACTGGCTTAAGAGGGTGCATGAGGGTCTAATGGAGCAAAGCGTTTTTTACTCCAACCTTATGCGACTTTTGAGAGGTAATGGTTACCCTGGGAGCAAGGCGAATACTATTTATGAGGAGTTAATGGCTGGTAAACCTGTAGAGGCTGTTATGGCCAGTCTTCGGCGTGTGGGGAGTTCTGCTTCTGTGGGAGATTATTGGGGAGATGAGGAGAGGCATCGCAGATTTTCTTCTGTTTCAAGGTCTAAGGCTGTAGATAAGCAACCCACGGGTTTTCAGAAGCCCACTGCTCGGTAGGTGGTGGGCGTTCTAAAGACCGTCAAAGTTATACATCCTTGTTATCTCAAGATTCCAGTCGTATACTATTTGACATGAGCAGGAAAACCGATAAAACTAAACAGAGTCTCTCTCTAATGACTAAGGAAGAACAGGAAAGTTTCTGGCTTTCACAAGTAAAAAGAAAGAATGCTATCTGGTCAATGTCTATGGTGGGGGATTTAACGGAACTTCCTGAGGGAGTGCCTTCGCCTGTTTATGAGGGTGGTCAACAAATTGGGGTTGTGGATATTCCTTCTGAGCTTTATAAGCTTGTAGACATAAGTAGAAGTGTAATTGTGTTTGCTTCTAATATAACTAGCGATGGGGCTTCTAGTGCTTTCACGATTAATGCTCTGGGTGCTTGGGATGTTCCAGAGGTGGATTTTAATTGGGGCTTAACACAAGGGGTCAGAGATTTGGCTTTTAGGTGTAAGCGTTTATATCCTTGTAATGTTCCAAAGGGCTTTAATATAGATAGTCTTATTGAGTTGTTAACTAACGGGAACGTAAGATCTTTTATTCTGGATTATGGTAAGTTACAAGATAATGTAAAAGAGATAATAAGGCAAAGGGGTCTTTAACAATGGCAGTAGAATTTGACGATGTAAAAGAGATAGTTCGGGCTGTGGCTCTCCGCTTGGATAGTCCTTCATCCAAATATAGTTTTATCTTTTCAGAGTCAGATGATGCAGTTGAGGTTAGTATCGAGGTTTCTGGTTCTCTTGACCCAATATTTGTTTTTGTGGTTGATGCAGAGCGGTTCAGGGTTCTCAAAGCTTTAGACCTTGATCAAGACAGCTACGTTTCTTTCGCTTATCACAGTCATGTAGAGCTTCTATCTTATATAATTCAATACTTCTACCCTGTTTATTTTAAGCTTTCTAATTACGGTACTCTTAATTCTATGTTATCAAGGGTTTTGGGTAAGCGAATTAGGATATGGAAAGATTTACTCAGGGTTATCTGTGAGGCTGGTCAGGTTGAGTTTTACGATCGAGGTAAGGTCTTTAAAGTGTTAGAAACTAATTTTGCCTATAATTTAGAAAATCAAACTCTCACGGTTTCTGGAGAGTTGAATGATGTTTATAAATGTCGAACCACTATGGAACTTATTACAACCTTGTTTACGGTTTTGGCTTACATTTTCCAGTTAAATGAGTTAGAGATAAACCCTCTTTTCGGTGTTCAACTTGTTGAAGAAGGGGATGATTCTTTATTTGACGCTGAGATGGCTATGGGTGAAGACATTGATTCTATGGGTATGGGTGGGGGCGATATCGGTGGGGACATGGGAGAAGGGGAAGATTTAAGTAACGAGTTTGTCCCTGCTGGAGATTCTGTGGAGAATACTGCGCCAGATATGAGTGAAGGTAAGAATGAGATTATGGACGAGGTTAATGCTAATTACTCTCCTTCTAAAGGCAATAAGCCTATTTTGTCTGCTTTTATCACATCAGGGGGAGGTGCATGGTTTTCTCCTCAAGGAAAGTTTTACCTGCTCGATAGTTCTCATGAACAATTTGTGAATGAGAACGGAAGTCTTTTTAATTGTCCTACTTCGTTAAGTGGAGACGACCTTGTTTCTCATGCTTTAACTAAGGGCTGGGTACGTATTCGAGGAGAACAGTCAGATATTAACGTAGAAATTCACTCTGGTTCACGATGTGTTTCAAGGTTGTCTGCTGTGGCTCATTACTTGGTTAGTGAGGCAGGTCACGATCCATCCAGCTCTATTGCTTTAGATATTTACAGCTCTCCTGAGAATAAGGGAGTTTCTATAAGGTGCACCTTACAAGAGTTAATGGACGAATCTGCATCTATCCCTTCTTATTTAACTTCTGCAAAGAATTACACAGTGGTTGAAGAAGCTGTCTACAAATCAGGGGGAGTTAAAGAACCAGTCTTTTCTGACTACGATGATAATATAGTTTTAGAGGCTTCTACTTCAGTCACTCCTGTACATAATGTTAGTGCTGCCCTCTTGGAAATTTTAGGTTTATGTGTGGAATACGCTAGAGAAGTTTCAGTGGCTTTTTCAAGGCTTGCAGCTGGTCGGTTTTTGATGAGTGCAAAAGGTGGTAGTGGTGTTGAGGAAGATGTGTCTGATTTTCTTGCCTATCTTAGTAAAACAGAGTCTTATATAAGTCAGATTAACAGCAGATTAAGAGACGCAAAAAGACTTCAAGATGCAGGTTTACGAGGGAGTATTCAAGTAAAAGAGACTAATAGGTTTATTGATTCTCTTAACGACCGTAATTTGTCTATAGGTGCAGACTTCTTTGATTTATTAGAGCGGACAAAGGAAGCAGAGGAGGATTTGAAGGTTCTCCTGTCTGCTGTTGAGAAGGCTAAGTCCTCAATAGGAAATATGAGAAAATTGTTTTCTGAAACGGACGAGTTAATAACATATTTGGAAGTTCATAGTCCAAATATAAAAGGGAAGGTGAATCATATAATACTTCCTTCCACAGAAGATCCTGACAAGCAAATAGTTTCTGAGGCTGTGTTTACAGAGTAACTTTCGTATAAGTTGGTTGAGGTTTGTATAAACAAGGGTAGCCCTATCTTTAAGGAGGCGTTATGATAATCAATTATACAGAAGTGCATCACTTTGTTGGGGATCGCATTTCTTATGTGGACGGTTGTGCAGTTATAACCAACGGTGGTAAGTTTGTGAATCGTGTTCCTATTGAATCAATAGTGTCTATAGAAGAGGATGACGATGTTGAGGAGGTCTCTCATGAATCTTAAACCTGGTGACGTTGTACAGTTAAATGGTTCTAAAGTTAAAATGGTTGTAGAGTGGGTGGATAAAAATAAAGTTCATTGTGTGTGGTTTGATCTTCAGAACTCCCTTGAAAGAGATTCCTTTAGTCATGAATGTCTCTTTCAAGATTTTCCAATATCGGGTTTAAGGTATGACATACAATGATTTAGTTTCATTCCTTCGTTCCACCTGCCCTGCTCATATTGAAGTAATGATGGGTGAAGACGATATGCTCTGTGTGGACGATCATACCTCTGGTTCTCAAGCCTATATTAAATACTCAGGTGGTTTAGACTTTTCACTTCAAGGTGTACACAATGACGACAAGACAGACACTAAAATATTTTCATTTAAAAACGAAGCCGAGATGTTAGCAATAATCACCCCAAAAGTTTTAGAGCTGTTGGACGGTGTCCGTAGGGTGTAGCTATTCCATACTTTATATAAGTAGGAGGAGTTTATGCTATGCCGATGTTCACGTCTTTAAAAAGTAGGCTACCGCAGATAGGTGAGAAATTACAAAAGTTTATTTTAGGTGCAGATGACGAAGAGTTAATTTCAAGGGTAAAAAACTACACTAATCACGCTAGTTATGGAGCAGACATCTGGGGTGATTCTTCCTCTATGCAGACTCTTGGCTTGCTTCGTGAAGTCCCTGCAATGCTTCGAGATCCTATTATTCAATCTTGTATCGGTATTATTATGGAGACTTCTTTTCAGATGAATGATAAGAATAAAGTTCTCTGGCCTGTGTCTTCTTATGATTCAATCAAGAAGGAGTTAGAAAACTTCCATGAAAAAGTAAACATGAGCCAGCACGCAGTTATTCTGGGGTTTAATCTTTTACCGTGGGGTAATTTGCCTTACAAGCACCACTTTGATAAAGATGGTAAATTCTCAGACTTTACTCCTATTCCAGACTTCACAAAGGTTGTTCCTGTTGTTGTTTCTGGTAAGACCTTAGGGTTTATGGTTGGTAATCAGTTTTGTTTCCCTTACGAGTTTTCTTATGCTCAGTTAGAGTTCTATAAAAATCTTGGGGGGATTTACAAAAGTAACTTTGTACAGTTCTCAGGGAATATGGACGGTAAAGATGTATTCGGAGAGGACTTTCAGAATGAGTTTGTTGTTGCACCTTCTTATTTGTCCACTGCGGCAAGACCGTGGAAGAATATAAATATAATTGAAGACGCTCTACTTTTAAATCGAATGGATCAATCTAATTACTACAGAATATTCTCAGTTCTGGTCGGAGGTTCTGTTACTTCTAAGTCAGCTATAAGGACTCTTAACTACTATCGTAACTTGTTTAAGAAGGTTCGCAGGGTGTCTTATAATTCTTCTGGTATGGCTTCATCTGGTGTAGGGAATGAGTTTGAGATAATACTTCCTAAAACTGAAAAACAGGGTTTAGAGGTTACTGACGTGGGAGGAACCGTGGATATTAAGGCTCTTAAAGACCTTGATGTTCAGTACAACAAGCTTTTTGCGGCTCTTAAGGTTCAACCCTCTCAGATTGGTTTTGGAGAGGAGCAGACAAACGCTATCGGGGATACTAATGGACAGTCTTACGACCGGCGTTTAGCAAGAACCTGTAAGATGCTGGTTTACTCCGTTCAAAAGACAATCAAGAATTTTGATTATCTATACCTTCGCTCTCGAGGTTATGATGTTTCTTTAGATGACTGGTCTTATGGTTCTGTTTCTCTTTCTGTGTTGGAGGATCAAGATAGGGGTACAACTCTAAAAACTGCAATTGAAAATTTAAAGAGTTTTGCTGAGGTTCTCACTTCTTTACAACTTCAAGAATACAATAAGTCTTATCTGGTTGAATCTGTCTTAGGTTCTGCTCTGTCTTCTGTTGGAGTGGATGTGAAAGAGCTATTAAAAGTTCCAGAGGGTCAGGAAGCACCTATGGAAGCAGAAGGTGGAGCTGAGGGTGCACCTCCCCTGTTAGCATCTAGGCAACCCAACCAAATAAATTATAAGAACGCCTATCTAACAAGTATGTTTGATACTATGGAGACAGTTAAGCTAGCTTCTCCAGAGATTATACAGTCCATGCGAGCTTCTATGTTGGGAAAGGCAGATTCAAATGTTAAAATGATTTCATCTTCAAAAGGTTCTAATATTTTGCCAGCTGCTATTTTGGATGATACTACTGCTTATACCTATCCTGAAGAAGCCCAGGTTGATTTAACTGGTCAAGTTGGTTTTATTCAAGGTGAGACTTCACAGATTGTTAGTGACTTGAATAAAGCTAAATCAAAGAAGTGTGAGGATATGGCTACACTTGATTTTAATACGTCTATTTTAGTTCCAAGTGATTTAAAGATGACTCTTGGAGATTACAACACTGCTGGTATCCGTGCTTTGGGTACAGGTTACATTAACTCAAGGGGTGAGGTAATTCTCACGAACAAGGCTGATGTGGCTACTTTCTTATCGATGAAGCGGTCTGGTTTACTGTCTTGTTTGGTTTCGCGGCTTTATCAGGTTCCGTAGTGGTGTTTTATGGTAATTAGTCTAACTGAAGACGAGTATAAAGCCTTAAGAGATGGAATGCTAAATACTCCCTATGAGTCAAACGGCATTAGAACTCTATTTACTGGTCTGTCAAATAATACCCGCTCTGTTATCTCAGTCAATGCAGAGACAGGTCTGTGCAAGTTCTACTTTGGTGACTATGACATGGATTTACCAAGAGGATGGTGAGTGTATATGGCTTGTTACGAATGTGGTTTCCTTTGGAAGTTGTCATGTAGGTTTTCCAATTACGTCAGGTGTGTGGATTATCCTTTTGTTAAGTGGGATAACTGTTCTGATTGTGTGGTTATTTCTTGGTGTCCTTATAAATTAAACAGCAAGGAGTGCAGGTTACACAGGAGATGTGGAAAATAAAAGACACTGAACTTATATGGGAAGATTCTCCCTTCGATCCCTCAGAATTTATGTGGCTGAATAGTGGTTTTGATATCTCAACTAATATCATACACAGTGTTGAACGTATAAATAACCCAATACGTAAGAAACCACTTTTACTTAATGATCTTATAGAGATATTGTCTATTTAAGTTGTCCTCTTTTGCACTCACTTTATATACAAGTGAGCGAGGTGACCGATGGGACAATGGATTTTCGGTAAGGCATCCCCTGTTTCTTTGTCTGATAAAGGCAAGCAGTTATTAAAATCTTCAGGTTGTATTGTAAGTGATTATGTTGGTGAGTCTGGTTCTTCCAGCAATGGTCTTCTCTGTACCTTTAAATCTGTTCCTATTGCCTTCTACGACGTTCCTACGCTCAATCAGATGGTATTTAGCCGTAAGCTCTGGGAATGTCTGTTAGAGAACCAATATCTCAAACAATCAATGGAGAACGGTTCACACTATGGAGAGGCTAAACACGCCGACCGTGATGAGGTTTATCTTGATGAAATAGCTTGCAGGGTGAACAAGTTCTGGTTCGGTGATAACAATATTCTTTTGGGTGATGTAGACATTCCAGACACTCCTAAAGGACGAATTGTTCATTCCCTTGCTAAAATCAGCAGGGTTGGTATATCTTCCAGGGGTTTTGGCGAGTTAAGGAACAGGGACGATGGTTTAAAGGACGTTATTCCTGACCAGTATATGCACGTCTGCTGGGACATGGTTGCTTTCCCTGCTGTGCCTGACGCTCACATGACTTTAATTACTGGGGATTCACCTTATGACGAGACAATCAATATGTCCACGGAGCTTCGTAACTTGATAAGGGAGGCTTATCAAAGGAATCCTAAAGACAAGGCTTTACAAAAGTTGGTTTCCACTGCAAAGATACCCACTGGTAAGAAGTACGATTTTTCACTTAAAAATGATCTAGACAGAGCAATAATCTCTCATGAGTTAAAGAGGAGAAATAGTTATCCACCCTTGCATTCTAGAGGCATAAGTCGTATAATGAGTTCTAGAAGAACAATTTCTGCAGCAGTGGCTTATATTTCACAGGCAGTAGGTTCTTTTTATACTGGGGCTTCTTGGAGATTGTCTGTTGAAAATCTACCTGAGGCTACTTTGGATAATAAGGGTTCTGTTCAGTCTCTTAGTATTTACTATAAGGTAACTAATAAAGAGAGTAGAAAAACTTTTAATATCCGTGCAGTGGTTTCTTCAAATGGTTTTCAGTTAAGGAGGGGTTAGTTATGGCTCAAGTTGTTAAGATTACTAAGGAGAATGAGAACAAGTACTTTTTTGACTTTAATGAGAAAGCTATCTTAAGTGGTATGGAATCCGCTATTCCCCAGTTAGAGTCTTGGGGGGTGATTCCTAAACAATCTCCAAGAAGTAAAGAGAAAATTGCATCTACATTAAAAATTCTTAGTGGTAAATAATATTGTTTTAGTTATTTCTAAAGGGGGTCAGAGATGGCAGAACGGATAATAATCAAAACTCCAGACCGTGTTATAACGGGAGATGAAGCCTTAAATTACCCTCTCTATAAATTGGGATTTTAAAGCTCAGTTGGAAGCCAGTCTTCCTCAACTAGATGCTTTACTTCGTTCTCATGGTGTTTCCGATCAGGTTCCTTCTAAAGACAAAGTAGCTGCTTCTCTGGATAAGTATAACAAACAGCATAATATTGTTGCTTCTTAATAACTAATGACCTTCTACCACAGAATTAGTGAGGAGCGATGGAAACAGATACAAGAAGACGGTGAGTTGTTTGGCATTTCCTGTGGTTTGGACGGCTGGGATAAGGTAAATAAAGACAGGGTTAACCGAATGCGTTACACTTATCTTTCTCCTGATGACTGGGGAGAAAGTTATGGTACGGTTCTGTTAGTTGTTGAGTACGAGCCTAAGCGAGAGGACTTTGGTAAGAAACATAACTACGGTTTTGATCCACCCCCAGGTCAACATTGTATTCAATTTTCTGTGTTTGAGCCTATTCCTTTATCTCAAGTAAAAAGAGTAAACTAGTTTTATTTTCCCTATAATTCAAAAATTAAATATATTTTCTATTTTCTCTCCTCGATGATCTGTGTAAATAACTCTTGATATATTTCTGAAAAATCCTCGATTTTAATTTTCTTGTTTCTATATAAAAACATCCTAACAAGGAAATTTATTTAACGAGGTTAAACAAATGATTGAATCAATGGATGAACAGGGTGTACGTTCTGCTCTGGCTAGTCGGTTTCAGAATGTAGCTGCTTCGGCAGGTGGGGGTAAACCCAGCATATATCAAGATCTAATTGCAAGTTCTGCCGCAGCTTACCAGAGGAAGTGGAAAAAAGAACTTCCCCAGTCTGTTAAAGCGGTTCTAATGCAGTCTCTTGATAAGATGACCCAGATATTCCAGAACCGTGATCGGGTTTCGAGAGAAACAATCATGTCTGCGGTGTCAGATATAGCTAAAGTAGACAATCCTATTACTCTGGCTTACAACCTGATGTCAATTCTTATTCCTAACTTTGCTTACACTGAGGTTATCGGAATTCAGCCCATTCCTACAAAGGAATCTCCTGTTTTCTATCCGAGGATTGTGGCGAATGAGAATAGGAATAATGTGACAAAAGGCTCTGTTCTGCTTGGGTCAACAAACTGGACAGCAAGTAACTCGTTCACAACTAACCAGGTAGCTTCTCCTGTGACTGTTGGTAATACTACGGCTCTTTCTTTTACTGCACCTGAAGGTAATATTACGCCGGGTAGCCTTGCGATTACATTGAAGCTTGTAGGCTTGGGTACTTACGTGGTGTTTGATGATGGTAAAGGGGTTTTAGTTCCTATTTCTGGTGTCACTGCCTCTACGGCTGGTACAGTAAACTACGCTACTGGTGGGGTTTCTTTAACCTTAGCCGCAGCGGCTCCAGCTAACTCATCGGCATCCGCTCGCTATCGTTATGAGTTTGCAGATACTACAAAACCTGCACAGGCTAAGCTTGAATGGGTAACTGAGAAAGTACGTGCAGAACCCTACAGAATTCGCACAATTTACGAACTTGATGATTTCTTCCAGGTCAAGCAAGTTCTGAGCAACTACGATATTGACTCGGTTCTTTCAAGTTCGGTGGCAGGTTATATAAACAAAGAAATCAGCGGGAATGTCTTTGATGACATTCTTCTGAAGACTGATGCTGACTTTGCGTGGAATTCGTCTAATCCGAGTGGTGTTGCTTGGGCGTTGCACAGGTTGTCTTTAATGCAGACATTTGTAAGGGCTGGCAATGGTATTCGTCAGAACATTGCACGTGCTGGAGGTAATATTGCCATCTGCGGTAATGAGTGGATGAACTTCATTGAGACTTTGGGTGACGATCTTTGGAAACCAGAGAAGTTTACTGAAGAACCAATAGGGCCTTACGTTGCAGGTACTTTGGCTGGTAAATTCAAGATTCTTAAGAATCAGGATTACCCTGATACCAAAGCGGCAATGGTGTACAAAAGGGATGACGTGGATGCTTCAATTGTTGGTGGTGTGTTCATCGGTTTGTATGCTACTAACCCAGTGGCAATGGACGACCTTAAGGTTATTCAGGGCATGGGCACTCAGTTTGGGTGGCTCAAGACCTTTGATAACTCAATAGTGTCTCTTACGTTACAGCAGTAGTTAGAATTGTGTCTGCCCTAGCCTTCTAGGGCAGACTTCTTATAAATGTTATACCTTTGTGGGTATGTGGATTGAAATAACTAAATCAAGGAGAGGAAAATGTCAGATAAGAGTAAGAAAGAGTCAGGTGCGGAGCCTGAGTCTCTTTTGGTTATGCCAGTTAGTGGTAAGTACTGTGAGATAATATCAGGTTCGGAGTCTTTTAAGATATGGAAGGTTCATCCGAATACTCCTGATTCTATTGGAACAAAGATTCCTTATGATGTTGGTGTTGAGTTTCTAAGTAAGACACCACCTGTTATCACTGTAGTTCCTGTGGTTAAAGATGGGAAGTTTGTTTCCCAGCTTTTAGAGGAAGACCAGGCAAAGATTCAAGAAGCTTTAGCTAGAGGTTTCTCTGGCGGTAGGAATTATAACGAGGATACCACTAAAGGTGTTGCTGTTACTGATCCGAAGGCTTTAGAGAAAACTGCTAAGCTACTTCAGGAACAGACTGTGAAAAACAAGGTTTTAGAAGACCAGCTTGCTGACCTTACTTCAAGGTTGGTTAATTTAGAGAAGTCAGGAGCTTCTGGCAAATAGCTTATGGTTTCTATTCGAACACGTAAGAAGTCCGAGTTAACGGCTTATTTAGAGAGACGTACTTCAAAGATGCCTATCGTGTTGGATCAAGATGACTTTCATTTACAAATAGAGCGAGGAGTTAGTTTGCTTAATGATGAGCTTTTTAACCCTCGCTCTGTTTTATTAACCAATGCCAAGAATGGTTTACTGGATGTCACTGCTTTTAATATTGATGAAATATGTACAGTTTATTATTCACAAGACACTGTAAGTAATCTGCTGGCTGGCATGGATTTGGGTGTTGGTTTCCTTCCACTCATTGAATCTCAAACAATGCCTATTTCTTCTCTTGAGTCTACGATTGATTTATTGGTTTTGAAGAGTGTAATAAACATGGTTCAAAGAAAAATGTTTAACTCCACTGATTATGTTTTACTTCCTATAGATTCAAATGGTCATCAGTATTTAGAGGTTAGGAATCCAGGTAATTTATTCTGGGTTGAGTACCTGCCTTATATAAATCCCAACGACAATGAGTGGGCTTTATACGAGAATGAGTATCTATTCCTTTCTGAGTTGTGCTATGCATATATTTGTCATGCTAACGTTGAGGCTCAGGCTCAGGCTTCTATTCTTGGTGTTGGTAAAGAGGCTGTTAATTTAGTTCAGTACTGGGATCAGAAGATAGAAAAAATAATAAAAAATTTTCAAGACGGTTCTATCATAAATTACATGGGTTAATTGTATTGGAGGTTACTATGGATGCAAAACAAGTTACAGATTTAGGTGTATTTAAAAGTCACTCCTCTAAGAGTCTTTTTTCTTCTAAATATGACACTGCAATAAAGAAGTTTTCCAGACAAAAAAAGGGTAAACGAACTATGTAGTTACGACATAGCTGTGTGACTGTCTAATAAATTTCCTGAGTTATCTGTGAGTGAGGCGATGGCTAAGTTGAAGCAACTTCGTGCTGATTTGCCTGTTAATCATGGATATAACGGCTTATTTATGTAGTGTTTTATACACACTTGTTATATAAATTCCTTCTGTTAAGGTAGTAATATCTTGATTAAAGGAGTAGGAAAATGAAAAAAGAAAAAGATGAGCAATTGAAAGAAGCTATTATTGACAATCTGCTTTACATTGTGGCTCAAGCTCTTAAGCAAGTAGATCGGTTGAGATCTGGGGATTTAGACGGAACTCTTTTGAACGACGTTAGGTCATCAAGAGAAAGCATTGAAAAATTGGCTTATGTAAGAGCCAGAGAGCTTATCTGAAAAATGTTTAAATCTTAATTAAAGGAGGGATGAAATGAGTACAAATGGGTTTTCCGAAAAAGAATTCTTAGAGGGTAAGGTTTTACGTTATCTTATATTTCTTAAAGATGACCTGATGGAGAGAGGTTACACGGAAGAAGGTGCTGAGAAAGCTATTGCAGGTGCTTTACCTTACTGTATATTCCAACATGCACAATTAAACAAAATAGGTTAGCTTATGAAAAGTAAGTACTCTGTTGAGAAGAGAACCGCTGACGAACGCTTTACTCTTACAATTCCAGGTTTGGACTATGCTGTTGGGGATGTTTACTTTGTTTTAAAAGAGCATGAGCAAGTTGTCGCTTGGGCACATACAGAGGATGGTGCTTGGGCTTGTAGACTCTAACTTAACGCCATCCTTCGGGATGGCTTTCGTTTTATATACTAATATGAATAATTTTGTCTCTGTGTCTTCAAAGCCTTTAGTTATACGAATATCATCCTCTGCTAATCCAGGCTATATTTCAAAAGCTGTAACTACTGTTAAGAGGTTTCTAGACAACGTTGGTGCTTGGTATAAGTATCACAGAAGCAATAAATCGAATAGTGAGTATTTTCTGGTTGAACGTCCGAATGACAGGATGTCTCCGGAGGTTGACGTTCGTGTTTCAGATCACAATCTCCCACACGTATATGATCAACCAGACCTAGATATTGACCCCAGTTCTCCAGGTCGTATTGGTTCTTACTCTGTTCCAGAGGCTCTAGACTTGCTTGAGGGCTTCTTTGACGGGGAATACGTAAATATAGTTGAGGGTGAGCCTATTGTGTCTTCTAAAACTTATACACCCTTGTATTATGGCAATCGCAAGGGTATTATAAAGAGTAGTAGACGGGAGGCAACGCTTGAACGGTTTAACAAGATTGAGCAAACTCAACCAGATGTATGGCGTATATTACATACAAAGGCATCCGATCCTAGTATGCAGGGTTATAATACCCTTTTGGGTGTGGGTTCTTGGGACTATCACCAAGATTCAACTTTAGCTGGTTTGATTAGGGATTCTTGGAAAAAAGGTTATACTACTTTCTTCTTGGAAGACAACGAGGTTGTTCATGGTTTTTTAGCTTTTATGGTTAGTGGTGATACAATTTATAATGTTAAGACTTTTTCAGTGGTTAGGGACGTTAAAAACGGAGAGGATTTAAAGAGGTTTGTGAGGGATTACGTGCCAAACTATAATTTAGTTTGGGAGGCACGTGAGGACAACAAAGCATGTAAGCGTTACGAGGATATAACGAGGTTGTATGGTGGTACTGTTACACCGAGTACAGAAAATCCTAACCATCTCATTTTTAAGATTAGAAAGGGGTCTGTGCCGAATTCCACACGGGTTTCTTTACATTCTCATAGCAGGTTGGAGCAAAGCTATAAAAATAGGTTTTCCTCATCCTCACCCACGGTTTGCAGTGAGTTCGGAGCTTCTTTTAAGCAGTTTTCACTGGAGAATAGTTCTTCTGCAATCAAGAATAGACGATTTACAAGAAACATTAAAATCTTAAGTACTTTTAACGAACAAGCCTATTCAGATTGGTTTTTAGAAGAATCCTCTAGGTTTCTTGGTAAATCTGAGGATGAAGTTCTTTCTCTCCCAAATTACAAAGATAAGCTAGACACTTTTTTGGATGAGGCACGTGAATGGCATTCTATGTCTCAAGAGGAAAGGGAAAGGTGGTATTTGTCAGGTGCTGGTAGAACTATTTGTACGTCTTCTGTTGTGCGTTTTTTATGGGCGGATAAGTCTTATCCATCCTTGTATTCTAAACTTTCTCAAGGTAATATTAACAAGTCTATGGGTCGTAAGTTTATTTTTAATTCCAAAGAGATGCTCTCAGGCGGTGTTTGGATAAGCCCTTCTGGAGATATGTTTGGTGTTCCTTTGACTCATATAAAAGCTGTAATAGAAGACCCTGCTAAGTTTGGTTTATCTGTTGAACAGTTAAAGGCTATTTACAATAAGCATAACGAGGGTATTGGATCAGAGGGGGACGCAAGAGACGAGGTTATTTCTTTGCTCATTTTTAATGGCTGGGTAAGAATTAGGTTTTACCCAGGCGAGTATTTTCATGTAGAGTTAAATAAATTAAGTCAAAAATATAAAAATGTTTTATTCTCTTGGGCTTCTAAAGTGATCAGTAAGTCTCCAGAGAAGAAAGCTCTTTCTGTCATTATTTGCGAGAGACTAGGAAATTTTGAATATTCTTTTAAATTAGAAGATTTGCAGGTTTCTTTTGTTTCTTCTGGTAAAACTGGAGATTTAGCTTATTGGATAAGTCCTTCGGGAGAGCTTATAAGTACGCATGGTAGTCATACAAGTACAGTAGTGGAAACTCCTGAGGTTTTTGGTTTTACAGAGGAAGAAGTTAATACTTTATTTTCGGTCGGTGAGGAGGAAGCTGTTCTTAAGTGTTTAATAGGTAACGGTTGGATAAGGCTTCGTTATCAGGCTGGTTGTTATTTTGTCTCTGTGTTGTCTTTGTCTCCAGAGACCCAGCAAAGGTTGCAGAACTGGGCTTTGCATGAGGGGAACGAAGATAAGGATACTACAGTTATTATTGAGATGTTGGTTTCATTTAACGTTATAAAGGTTACTTTACGAGATGTTTCTAGAGGTGTTTTTTCACATGATGCTTCCCTGCCTATCCATTCATCGGTTGATTATGATGAGTGGAGTCTTATTCCTAGTAGTCTTAGAACAATAGGAAACGCACAACTAATCGAGTCTGCTACTATTCAAGACCTATTAGACGAGAACGATAAGAACCCAGAGTTTACTCACAGGGCAGAGCATTTAGACGCTACGAAGGCTCAGGGTGATTCAGAAATTACTCGCTGTTACGCTTCCACAGTCGAGTTAAGAACCAAGTCTGAGCATTTTAAGGAGAATAATACCTATTATCGGCAATGGGTACTTTTTAAGGATTTTGTTTCAATAGCACGGGACAAGAAGATCAAACTTGAGGACGCTGTGGATTATGCTATTAACTTTTGTGATATAACTATTAGATGTTCCTGCCCTGATTTTTTGTATAGAGGGTACTCTTACATGGGTGATCAGCTTGGTTATCTTTATGGTCTCCCAAGAGAGAAGCGGTTTCCTAAAAGAAATAACCCCAATCTTAAGCTTGCGGTTTGTAAGCACTCGGATATAGCATTAGAACATCTCCTTAAAAATAAAGAGAAACTTATAAAAATGTTTGGTGTATATTACAAGAGGATAAAAGAGACTCCACCTGACACTATGATTGCTGTCCCTGCTAAAGCCGCAGAGGAAAAGAAAGAGGAGTCTATTGAGGACTTCTTAGCTGGTTTTGACGAGGATGGAAATAAAATATCAGAAGAAAAAGCAGACCTTAAAGAAGATGACGGTGTTGAGACTATTTCAGAACAAGACCCTGACTCTGGTGTTATTAAAATAGACACAAAACTTGCCGAGGGTAATTTACCGCCAGACCAGCAGGTTAAGTACGCAGGCGATGAAGATAAACCTGTGGACGAAAACACTCTAGAAAATGTGGCTGATTCTATTTCCGATGAGGAAGAAGAGGAATTAGCCACTCAGATTGACGAAGCTTCTCTTTCTGGTTCTCCTAGGAATGATAATGAGAAGTTCATGCACGAGTGGTCTTTCCAGCGGTTTAAACCTAATACTTATACAGACTTGTATCCTAATAATTATCATGCTAGTCTTATAACAAGTTCACCAGACAAAGATTATGAACCTGCTAAGTCTTATGTAAGAAACTGGTTGGACAGTATTTGTAAGAGTGTTCAAGCGAACCTAAAAAAGAAGGGTGTTGTTTCTACAATAAGTCCTGTAACAGGTTTGACTTGGAAAGTAGCAGTAGGTCAGAAGGATGTTCTTAAAATAGACCTTTCCTTCCCTTCTGGTAATTACTGCTTTAGTTATACATATTTAGATAGAACAAGTAAATCATTTTCAGGAAAGACTATGAAAATGGATGCTTTAATACAGCTTGTTCCAAAGGTTGGGGTTTGATATGCCTAAGTTTAAAGATGAGACTGACAGGCTTTTGTTTGAGGGTATAAAAAGTCTCTCTCCTGAGTCTTTTGTTAGGCTTAAGGGTGAGATTGAGCAAGCAAGAGCTTCTTATCCAAATATGTTTTCTAGTTCTCTTGTTACTAGCTCAGTTAATGGAAAGCAAAGAAGGAAATCTGGAAAACCAACAGAAGATGAAGAAATTAGATCTGATAATTCTCACTTGGTTGTTCGGGGTCTAAATAAAGAGGAAAGAATCGCTTTGTTGTTAAAAGCTCATCCTTCTTATTCTTATGAGGCTATTTCTTCTCTCGTAGATGGCAATTATGAATAATAAAGAAGAATTTTTAACGGCTTATCGTGCTGTTGTTGAACGAGCTTTAAAGCTTTCTGAAGTGGCTCGGCGTGAGGGTTTATTAGCTTTAGAAGAATCTATTGACGTGGACAAAGCTAGGAATCGAGATGTTTTCGAATATGGGCTTCAGTTTGTTGTCGATGGTACAGAGCCAGCAATACTAAATAAGATATTATCCAATATAATTGAGCAAGAAGAGAACGTTTATAAATCGCATTTAATGGTCATTCAAAAAGAGGCTGTTTTGGCTATCCAAGAAGGAATGACTGTTAGACTTCTTGCTTGTCTTTTAAACTCCTATTCTGATCTTCCATTAAGTGACCCTATCTTCGGTTTGCAAGATTAAATTAAATAGTTATACACTCTTGTTATATTATTCTCTTGTGTTAATGTTAATATATCAAATTTTATTAAGAAGTGAGTTTATGAAAAAGGAATTTAATTTTAGGTCAGATGGTTTGGAGATTAACGGGAAATTTTATAAAGGTCAGTGGTTAAGTGACCGTTGGCATAACGGAGAAGTTACTTCCACACTCCCTGCACCACCTGTAGAGTTCCATGTTCCTCAGAAATCGAACTTTCCAAAGAATACAGGGCTGGATTTTGTTCTTGGTACCCGTCCGAATAGAGTAGGAATTATTTTTGATGTGGTAGTTTTTGATACTAACCATGAATTTTACAATAAGGCTTTAAAATCTTGGGTTGCTTATGTAACCAACGATTTAACTGAAACTGCGTCTAACTTTAAAGATTTGCTTACAAAAGATGATTACCCTGAGTATGCAAAGAAGTATGTATCTGATCTTCTTGATAATAACCTGAGAAATCAAGCTATTTTGAAAAGTTTGGTGGCTTAATTTTAATTAAATCTTGCCTAACTTAACGCCATCCTTCGGGATGGCTTTTTGTTTTATATATCATTATGGGTTATGAAAATCTCTCTACTTATGATTTCTTTTTACGGTTTCAAGATAAGTGTTTAGAAAAAGTTGGCCAACCTTGTACTATTTGGGTTCCTAAACAACAAGTAACTCTTGGGTATGAGGATCTGGGTAAATGGGTTGAGCAATGGACAGGGGTTTCTAACATTTCTAATTCCTTTTCTGTTTTTCAAGCAAATATTTGGATTGAGTTTAATGTTAAGCGTGGTGTTTATTACCACTTTAATTTAGATCCTAATGATGAAGATAATAAACAACTTGTAATGGCTTATCTCCCTACAAATTCTCTTGTTCGTGAAGGAGCTTTTATTAGAACGGCTGTTTCTGATGGGGCTAGTGTTTGGGGTGACCATACATTCTCTGTTGTAAGGGTAGTTGAGGAAGGGCAATTTAAAACTTTAAAGCGTACTTATTTTCTTCGTCCAGTTGTTTCTGCTGAGTTAAATAGTTTATTGGATGTCAGGAGTGTAAAGTGATAGGAGGTAATCTTTCCACTTACGTAACTTTTAAGTTATTTCAACTTTTTAAAGATCGTCTCCTTCCCCTTGTGAATGAGTATCGGAGAGATGATAAAACTACTGACATTTACAAACACATCTTCCTTGCACCTGAATCTTTCTCAAAAAAACGAGCTTTTCAGGTTAGGGGTGTGTCTTCTCCCTTTGTTTGTTTGTGGGCGGCTTCTCCTTTGTCTTATAATAAGGCTTTTTACTCACGGTCTGTTCTTCCCATTGATTTTGAGTATACAGACTGTTTAAAGTGTGATCCCTGCACAAAAGATAAAGACTGTCCAGGTTTAAAGATGGACAGAGGTTTTCTTTACGATTACGAGCAGAAATTTGAATTATCCTCTAGTTCTTTCTTTGCAGACTTTAGGGCATCTATCATGCAAGATTTATTGGGCATGGATCGGATTCGATATTTCGATATTAATGTTGATGAGCTTTTACCCGGATACTCTTGTAAAATAGAACTTCTGTTAGAAAATTTAGTTCAAAATGAGACTGTTGATCAGGTTGGTGGTAACAGGTCTTTTGATTTAGGTGCTAAATACAACTTAAAAATAACTCTTCCAGTTCTTTCTAAACCAGAGTTATACATAACAAAAATTAAAGCTTTCTCTGCTAACTTAGCAGATTGGTTAGCAGAATCTAAAGAACTAACTCCTTAATTTATTTGCTTTATATATCACTGACGGAGGTTGTGATGGCTTTTGTAATAAAAAATTCAAGTCGGTATGTGGGAGAGGTTCAGATTAATGGTGAATGGGTTATTGTTCATCCAGGCGAGTCTGTCACTTCTAAAGTGAAGCCTCCACCTTTATCTCCAAATCTAAAAGTATATTTTGTTGATGATACTAAAGTAAATGCACAAAGGTCTACTCATAAAAAAGATCAAAAGGGAAAGAACCAGGACAAAACCTCTGATAAAGGTGTTGCTTCAGATGCATCTGTTCCTTCCAGTCCTATATCTTAACGGAGAATTTTATGGATAAAAAATCGGGAGTTTATTACTATTTATCAGATAATTCACTTCGTGTTGGCGGTAGCTCTTCTTTTGCAGGCATCGTTCCTATGTACACTGTAAAAGGTGACGTGGGTAAATTAATCAAGGTAAATGCTAGGGATTATCGGGAGAAATTGGGGTTTGACCTATCTTACAATCAAAATTATGTGGGTTTAGATAGAATTCTTTCTTCAGTGGCAAATGTTGAAGTCTTACGTTGTAACTTAAGTCCGACAGTTGCTTATAAGATATGGGAGGAGGATGGTGATCCTCTTGTTTACGTTCCTGATGCTTATGGCAGTGCAGACGCTGTAGAGGGGGCTTCTCTTTTAAATACTGTTTGGGTAGCAATGACTTCTCCAGGGTCATGGGGGGATAATCATTTTGTTTGTTTTTCTGTGGAGGGTACTATAGGGAATATAGATGCAGTCTATACTCTTCATAATTATACTGTGGTTAAGGGGGTCTCTTCACTTATTGGAAACTACAAATTCTCTCTTTCTGAGGCCTCAGATATTTATTATAAGAATATTTCCTTTGGGGATATAGTTTTTGGTTTTAAAGGTGATTTTCCGTCTGACCCATCATTTTTTGTAGATGTTGCTCGTGATGGTCTTCCTAACGATCCTATTTACAGATTGCATCCAGGTAGTAATGGCTCTAAGGTGTCCTCTGCTCTGGATGTTTCTGGTCTTTTTGCTGCTATAGACAAGTCACCGGCAAATATAGTGGTAATGAATGGTTTTATTGAGGCTCCTGAAAATAGGGATCAGGGGGTGGCTGTTATCCAAGCTATCTATAATTACTGTGGTCAACAAGACAGGTCAGTTCTATTGGATGCCCCTGTTCTTACAGAGTCAGGTATATTAAGGGCTTCTGAGGGTTTATATGAGTGGTCTAAAAATCTTCTAAGCAGGGAGTTTGGGCAGTTTGTTCAGGTAGCAGCCAGACCAGATCAAATGGTTATTGACGATGTTACTATCCTAATACAGCCATCTGTTTTCTTGTTTCAGATTTACGCAAGGATGTTTGCTAATTACGGTCATATTAATTTTGTTCCTGCAGGTAATACTTACGGGTCTGTCTCGGTTAGTAATCTTATGGATTCTGATTTCCATTTGTACGGAGATGAGCTTAAGACAAATAGGATTAATTACTTGACTGATACTTCTCAGGGAGTTTGTATGTGGGAGTATCGAACCTTGTACAATCAAGGAGGTTCAGACTTATCCTATTCTAATACTCCATATATTTTAAGAGATTTAAAAGGGCGATTGATGTCATTTATGGAAAATTTTACTTTTAGGTATTCTACTCCTATTGACTTACTAACAATTCGTTCTGGTTTAGATTCTATATTAAGTTACTTTGTAAGGAATTTTTTCTTAGTGAATTATGTTTTGAATGTCCCTTCTTTTGAGGAAGCTCAAGCGGCTGGTAGGGAATTAGATATTGAAATAGCTGTTGCAGTTATTAATTCTGCAGATGTAATTACCCTCAAGGTTAATCTCCAGAATGCGGCTAGTTTAAGGGCATCTTAAGGAGGTAGTAGATGTTTAAGATTTTGGATAAATTATTACTTTCAGGTATGTCTCTTTCGATTACAGATATGAAAACAAGTGTAGGGGAGCTTCAGCGTAATTATTTATTTAAGTTAGAAGTTGAGAGCTACCCGTCATTAGTTGACGCTGAGTTTGATAAAGCAAAGTCTCTTAGTAAGGGTGTTGACTTGTATTTAACAAAGGGTATTTGGCCTGAGAGGAAGACTAATCCTATTGCTGTTCCGTGGTCAGGGGAGACTTATTATCACTCTGGTAAAGACGAGTCTAATAAGATAGGTCAGCTAACCTTCAGGTTAGATGAAGGCATGGCTATTAAAGATTTCTGGGAGGCTTGTAAAAATTTAACTGGAAATCTGGAGAATCACGCGGCTATTAATAAACCCTTTCAAACTCTTACTTTGGGTATTTATATGGTGAATGTGGGTAAGAATAAAGTAACTGATTATAGAAGGCTTGTGGATGTTCTGGTTTATTCTGTGGAGACTCTTGATCTTGGGAAGGAGAGTGATGGTATTGCTACATTTACGGTAAGCATTTCTTGGGATAGGCAAGAAAAAGACAATTCTAAACGTGGTCAGACTATTTAGGCAAGGAAGGATGATGAATGGCTGTCGGTCTTCCAGGTGGTATGGGTATTCCAGGAATATCAAATTCTCCAGCATTTATAACTGGTGAGCCTCGCAGAGAGTATTTATTTAAGTTTTTGTTGGTGTCTGCTCTTTCTCCATCTGAGAAAAAGAAGCCTTCATGGGTTATTTCTTTACTTTCAAATGTGTTTTTGACCTATGTGTCCAGTTTGGCAGAGCAGGTTAATTTACCTCCTTCTAAACTTACGATTGGAAATGTGGCATTAAGCACCCTGCAATATCCTTATGTTAAAGGTTTTGAGACCCCGAATTTTTCTGTGGTTTATTTGGAAGATGAGTTAGGGTCTGTCTTCAGGTTTCATAAGATGTGGCAGGATAATATAAGGGGTTCTTCTGAAGATGTAGATTCTCTTACAGGTGGGGATAAAGTTTCTGGTGGTTCTGGACTTCAATTTGAACCTTTGGGGAATGTTTGTTGTACAGCTGTTTACTCCCCTACGAAGCCTTTACCATTACCTATTCCCTTGCCTGTGGATCTTCCTTTAGGTGCAGATGTTTTCCCTTATGTTTTTCCTTCGGAGATTCAACGGTCACCTGCTAATAAAAGCGGGGCAAATTTAGCAAAAGTGACAGTAACGTATACGAGGGTACCAGATATTAGTGAGTGGAACTACTCCAAAAGAGGGTCAAAAGCGGTTTCATTGAAAGATGTAGATTAGGAGGGATTTATGGGAAGAACAAAGTTTAAGTTAGCTACGGGGTCTCTTTCATACTTGAAAGAAGTTACAATCGATTTGGAGTTAAAGGCTAAACATTACGATGCTTTAGTGGCAGCAGATGAGAATTCATATGAACGTGCTGTGTTGGGTGCTTTAAAGGATTTAATGGATGAAGACCCATTTCAGTTGACAATGCAAGAGTTATATCACTTGTGGTTATATGTGAAGGTCACTTCTCTTGGGTCTAAGATCACAACTAACGTGCGGTGTAGACACATTGTACGTGATTCTCATGGGGATCGTGAGTGTGGCTGTCTTAACACTACGGACTACTCTCTTTTGGAGTCTGATATTGTTTACGCATCTAAAGATTTCAAAATTCCTGAGATCACATTTATTTCTGGGGGTAAATCACAGCTTTATGAGATTCGTCCACCGACAATGGCTCAGGAGTTGGACTTATTTGCTTACTTTCAAGAGAAAGGTGTTTCAAAGAGCTCTCTTTTGGAAGATAAATTGCAAACTTTAGAGTATGCAAAACATCGCATATTAATTCACTTAAGGAATAAGGAAACTGGAGACAGTTTTTTTGATCGTCAACAGCGGGAGATGGCTGTTAAAGACATAGCAGATAATTCTTTATTGTTTCTAAAAACTGCGGGGGAGAAGATGAAGCAGGTTAATTCTTTTGGAGTTTCTCATCAGCGAATGAATTTAATTTGTAAGGAGTGTGGTGGAAAGTTATCTTTCCACCTACCTCTGCAAGCTGGATTATCTATGTAATTATGGTGATGATGTATTTCATCTTCATAAGAATGTTATTGTGCCATTATGCTGGCTTGGGTTTGGGTCAATAAAGGATTTATTAGATTTACCGATTTCTTTACTTAATCGGTATTCAAAGATAATGGAGGAAGAAGGGATGATGGATAAATTTCATTCTTTTAGAGACCCTTATTATAGGTCTAAGCTAAGAGGGCTTTTCTAATGGCTATTGAGCTTCCTTCTGGGGATTCTGGTACTAGAAATCTTCCTGTTCCTGTTGCACCCTCTTTTCCAGCAGGTCTTGGTGAAAGAGGTGTCTCGGCTTCCCCAAAAGTTAAAGATGGTTTAGAGCCTATAATCATGTCAATGGATTTAATAAACGAGTCTATTGACATGATAGCTTCTGTTGTTTCTGAATCAGACATGAAGCAATTTTCTGTGTCAGATCTTGACAAGCTATTTCAAAAGTATCTCTCCAAGCAAGCTCTCTCTGACGCCATCACTTTAGCTTTTACGAAACAAAGTCCACCAGCAATAGATTCTTCTTTACTGGTTCGGCAACAGGTAAAGGCTAATGAAGTGATTCAGAAACAACCGTCTGGCAGATTTGAAGATGTATTTTCTAAGCGGTCTTCGTCTTTAAAGAGTTCCAGTACTAAAAAAGGTGGATCTTTTGAAGATGGTTATAACAAAGTAGTTGACACTGCCTATACGACTACTCACGATCCTCTGAAGTTGCTTGATAAACTTATCCCAAGTCTTGCAGGCTTATTCAAGAAAGGTTCAAAAGAAAAATCAAATAAGAAAGAGTCTTTTTATGGGCAGGGGGATGTAGAAGAGGGGTCTTTTTACGGTTCTTTTGGCTCTCAGGCTTCAAAGTCTATAAGAAGCACTATGAGAAGCATCGAAGGTGTTTCGGACGTAGGAGGTTATTTTGCAGGAGGCAGACCTCTTGGTACTGCTACAGATCCTATTTATATATTAAATGCTAAAGAAGATGGGGTTACATCATCGAAGGATGATATTCAAGAGGAGGCAATTAAGGTAGGTATTCAAGCAGATAAAACTTTAACAGATACTTTAGAAGATCCGGAGCAGTCTTCTTTTGCAAATTTTGTAACTGCTGGGGGTGATAGGAAAGGTTCTGGTTCAAAGAAAGATGGCAAAGAGAAAGATTCAGGTTGGAAAACAGTTTTAATTGTGGGTATGGTTCTAGCAGCTTTAGTAATTTTCAAAGATGTTGTTGAGAAGATATTTGACAAGGTTCTAATTCCTTTGGGTGAGATTTTGATTGATTTCTTACAGGCGTTAAAAGAACCTTTTATAGCATTTATTTCAGCTTTTCTTGATGTGGCTGTGGTAGTTTTTGGTATCATCAAGGATGTTCTGGAGGCAATAAAACCTTACTTAATTCAGATGGCAGAGGCATTCTGTAGCATATTTGTTGTCTGGTTAGGCATTGTACAGGAAATTCTTTTAGCAGTTAAGCCTTATATAATTTCAATTGCAGAGGTTATTGCTGGTACTGTTTTGGTTGTCTTAACCATCATCAAAGATATTTTGGTGGCTATTGCACCCCATCTTATTTTTATTGCTGGTCTTTTTGGGGGTATTGCTGTAAAGATAGTGGGGGCTATTGATAATGTTGTAAGTATAATAACTTATCCTCTTCGAATAATGGCAAAGATTTTGGATACGCTTGAGCCTCATATAATTAGAATTGCAAACTTTGTAGGTGGTGTTATAGCAGATTGGTTTGAGAATAATGAGGATAAGATAAAGTCAATAATGACCCATTTGTCAAATATAGCAAGTGGTGTAGCTCAAATTGTATCCTCGTTTTTAAGTGGTTTTGGGAAGCATTCAGAAGGTATAGGTGATGCTGTTGGAGGCATCCTTGAGAAAACTTTAACAAGTATCGACAGTTTTCTTGGTAAATTAACCCCTATTTTAGATAGAGTGTCAGATGGTCTTTTTTCAATAGCGGGGGTCTTTGCCAATATTTTTGGGGATGTAGGGAAGGCTGCAGGTGAATTAGGAAATAGGGCATGGAATGCTACAGGGGGACGGTTTCTAAGGTGGACAGGTCTTATTTCAGATGAAGATGAGTCAAGGTCATCAAGCTCTCCTGCCTCTTTTGAGGTTTTAAAGGATGTCTTAGGTATAGATTCTTCAAGCGATCAAATTGTTCTTTTACAAGGTATTCATAAAAATGTAGAGGTGATTGCAAATCTTTTATTTGAGGTTCATAAAGAGGTTGCCTCATCTATAATCAGTGCTAAGAAGTCTAACGATCTAATTATTTCTTCTGACGGTCAGATTTTTGAGCCTTCTCCTCAAGACTCTATCTTTGCAGTTAAGAACGGCAGTGTTTCTCTTCAACCTTCTTACCCTGTTTCCAGTGTTTCCGCCAATCCAAGTGTAGGCACAGAGTCAACTCAGAAGTCCCAGACTTCTAATGTGACAAATGTATATAATTCGTCTTCAAATGTGGATTTAAGTGGTATAAATCCTTTTTCTGAGTTTTGTCCTGTTGGGGTTTAACCCTTTCTAAGTGTCCATAGGTTTCCCATGGAGTCGTAAAGTTCTATATCTGGGTTCGGTGTGGCAACAGCAATAAGTATTAACGGTGCAAAGAACATAAGTAGTCCCACCACTGTTTTTTGAATGTCTCCGCTAAGGATTCCTACCCACGATCCGAGGAACCAAGCTGCAATGTACAAGAATCCTTTTGAGTTAATAAATCTTATTGCACCTGTTTTAACCTCGTTTTCTATAATGATGCATATTATAAGCCAAATTAGTAAAGCAGCTACTGTCAGCACAACTACTTTCAAAACCGCACCTAGTATGAACTTCCCGATATTTACAAGTACTTCCATAGTTTCTCCTTTCTGTTTAATTACTGTAGCATATGATAGAGGTATAAACAAGTGTCTATAAGCTTATTTTATATATGTACATGGCTTTAGGTATGCTGTTAAGCGGTTTTTCTCCTATAACTCTTTATGACAGGTATACTCTTCCTTCAGAGAAGGCTTCTACGAATGCTTGTCAGGTGAGGATACACTGTCCAGGGAAGCAAAGAACAATTTATGCTATGTTATCAGAAGGGTTTGTTATCTCATCTAAATCTGAGTGGAAGAGTCTTTTTGGTAGTGGGGGCAGTGGTGTTGCTGGTGCTGATCTTGGAAAGGTTATAGGGATAATAGATAATTCTGCTCAGTTTATTGCTGGGTATACTTTACGTCAACCTTATTTTGGACGTAAGTACTGGTGTGGTACAGACCCATTAAAGTTTTCTCTTACTTTTCAGTTTGTTTCTTTTTCCGATGCAAAAGCTGATGTGTATGACCCTATGGTAAGCTTGCTGTCTCTTCTTTATCCTCGAAAGAGTTCTTTAGATGAAACGGCTCATTTATTTGAGGCTTATTTTATTCCGGGACCCAACTTATTTTACAATGTTTCTTCAGGTTCCAATGGTGATGATGGAGATAGAGTTGAGATTACTATGGGGAATTTTTTGAGCTTTAAAGGTTGTTATATTAATTCTGTGTCTTTTCACGTGGAGAATTCATTTAGTACAGATGGTTATCCAAATTGTGTCAAGGCAGAGATGGCATTTGAAACTATGGACGTTGCTTTTGTGAATGGTGATGGAGCTTTTATGGAGAAAGGGTTTGGGGATGCTTCTGTGGATATTGGTGATGGGGTGGCTTCTCTTAAAGAGTTAGCTAATCATTTGTTTGAGGAAGGGAAAAATCTGGTTACCAAGACAAAGGATGTACTTTCAGGTTTTTTGTCTTTAAAATTTTAAATAGGAGTTTATATGTTTTTAGCCTCTTCAACTCTTCCTTATTCACTTTATTTTTTAATGATTGATAAGATGTCTAATATAGACGGTGCCTTTTCTCATCGACCAGACAAGCTAATTTCTGTTCATTACGGAACTGATTTTTTTGCAGAAGCTTTTTGTAATGAGGCAAGTAATGTTTCTCCTATTTCTTTAGAAACAGGTACGAAGTATTTACTGCCTTCAAGGTTGTTCCAGAAACATTTTATGGGTGTTTAAATGGAGTCTCTTATTAATCTTGATGAAAATGCTAATCTAGTCACTAGAGCTTCCTTAACACAGGATTTTAGAGACGTACACTCTAAATGCTGGGTAGTTTTTTCTTTACCGGTTGACACATATTTTAGAGAGGGTTCTGGTTTTACTTGCTGGGGCACACAATGGGAGGCAATTTCTTATAAGAAGATTGCTGTCAATGAGGGAGTCTTTACTTACTCTGTTATTGGTTATCCTTTTGGTATTTCTTCTGTCGTGGCTTCAAAGCAGGTTTCTCTATCTAACCTAGCTAGAGATAGAGGTGTTTCATTTGATTCAAAGGTTTCAACAGATTTTAATTTTGAGTTTCCTCTTCGGAATCTTCCTCTTGGGGTTTTGCTTTATAAGTACAGGTATAATTCTATAGAGGTTAATGTATCTGATCCTGCACAAGCTTGGTTTATATTTTATGACGAGAGGGGTCTAGTTGGACAGACTTACGCTTCTATGGCTCGAGGTGAGCTAAAGACGTATGATATGGATATGTGTCGTTTTATGGGTGGTTCTGTAAGTTTTGTGAGAGACTATCAGGCTACAGGTTACTTTCGAGACCACCCTCCGAGCAAGCATTCGTATAAGAGGTTAATTAGTTCATTTATTGGGGATAAGTTTGATGTCAAAGGAAGGTTTCCAGCTATGATTGGTTCCAGGTATAAGTTTTCAGGAGAAGAGGAAACTTTAGCTTCGAAGTATAATAAGTTAATTTTAGTGAGGCAGAAGTACGATTCAACGAAACTTCCTTTACCGTGGACGTTAACTTTTGGTCAATTGTTGGTAGGTTAATATGGGAGGTGTTTTATGTAAGGGTGATCCTTCTGGTGTGGAGGCAACAGGTGTTTATCAGGGTGTTTTAGTTGAAGACATGATTGACACTGTTAAGAGGGTAAAGAAGCCTTTTATAGATGTTTTTATTGAGGGTATGTTTTTTAAAGATGCTGATTATCCTCTTACGTATGTTCCAATGTTTAATATGGTTCTGCCTCTAAAAAAAGATCAAAAAGTGTTTGTATATTTTAATCAAGATAACCAGCGTTATCCTGTGTTGTGGAAGCTAGCAGATGAAGTAAGTAAAGAGTATATAGATAAATACGGGTTTCCTAAGGGTGGCTTGGTTTCCTTCCCTGATGCTGAGGATACCACTGAAGTAACAAAGTTTTCGGACTTCTGCTGGTTTATTGGCACAAAATCTTATGGAGTGTTTAACTGGGGTGAACAATGTGTTTTATTAAACAAAGATAGCATCATAACAAATGCTAGAGGCAGTTTGCAATATAAATCTGGAGGAGACTTTGTAGTTGAGTCTTTTAATGATATTATATTGAAGTCTACTGCAGGGAAGGTGACTTTAAATGGGACGGGTCAAGATTTAGGTTCAGTATTGTGTGATCTTGTTCAGCATCTTCTTACCTATCTTCCTACAGCTACTGTTGCTCTTCCTACAGGGTCTGTGTGCCCTGTTTATTCTCCAACGTTTATGTCTGACTTAAATTCTGTCTTAGGTAGTTTTCAAACAGGTTTCAAAGGTAGTTAATTTTAATCATAATTTAGATTTTCGTGGGGGTGAGTGTGAAGGAACCAAAGATACTAACACATATGTAATCATAAAACAGAGTGTATTTATTACTAGAATATTATTTATTAAAGTTAAGTGTCTTTCTTTTATATATTGTTATGGTCGAGTTCTCAGAAAACCTATCTAAGCGGTATGAAGGTGGTTCTGCCACTGTACAACGTGCTTATTACAGGTTAGCTGTCAGGGTTGGTGAGATTCCTTATTTTGGTAGAGGTTTAGACCTACAAGATTTCCCTATTGGGGAAGATATATCAGGTGCTGTTCTTAGTGTTCTGTCTGATCTTAATGCAGATATTGATGTTTCTGGGGACAGAGTCTGTGTTGCAGGGGTTATGTTAGATGTTCCAAGAGGTTCCTTTTGAGTGACTTTTTAACGCATTTCAGGTCTTTTTTCTCTGATGAGGAGCGGGAGTCAGAGCTTTACAAGATTCTAGCCACCATTGGTGTAAATACTGAAAAAACAATTTTAGAAGAATTAAATGCTGAGGTACGCAGATCTTCTGAGGCTTCTATGTTTTCAGAAAACAAATTAAGGAGCTGGCTTGCTTTTTTCTTAACCCCTGTACGGAATGCTGTTTCTGCTACTGGTTTTGGTCGTGTTGTTCTTAACTCTATGAAAGATAGTAAAGATAATCTTGCTACTGTTTCTAAAGGGGCTATTTTAATAGGGCGAAATGGTAAGGAGTATCAAATACAGAATGATCTTACCTTAGATTTAGGTTGTTCTACTCCATTCTCTTTTGTTCAGGGTACCGAGGTGGTTCTTGACCAGCCTTATTCAGAGTTTATTGCTATTCCTCTTGGGAGTAGTATGGTTGATCTGTCTTACACGAAGGTTTCATATTCAGGGGTTAGTGGGAGTGGTGTTATTCCTCAGGTAGCTACTTTTCCTTCTTACCCAAAAGATTTAGAAGAAGTTTTCCCTGATGTTAATGCTGCAGTTCATAATTTTGCAGGCGGTGTTGTAGGTTATACTTCTCTGTGGAATCCTTTATTAAAGAGTATGAAGTCACTGTGGGATGCTGTGGTAGGTGTTAGTGTTCGTCCACGTTCTGGTTTTTTTCCTTTTATTTTTAATAATACTTTATATATAAAGATTTTTCCAGGTGGAAACTCTGGTGATGTAGACTATGTTCCTTTTCCAGAAGGTCAAACTGTACATATTTCATATTTGATTTCAGATGGGGCAGCTGGTAATCTTTCTCAAAACGAGTTGATGTCTTTTAGTGGAGACAGCAGTCCTAAAACTGAAGATAATGTGGACGTAGATGTCACTCTTTATAATGACGAAGCTATAAGTGGTGTTAATCCTCCCATCCAATCAGAATTAGTGAATAAACTAAGACAGCATTTCTTTGCATCTACTCACATTTCGTCTATTCCAGAGTACTCTGCGTGGTTCTTATCTCAGGCAGGTATTGGTGATTGTTTAGTTGTTTCTGATTTTGAACGTTGGCGGTTATCTAATAGGAAGGATTTTACTGGTTTTGACTTGACTGGAGCTATGAGTGTTTATCTGGTACATGACAATGGTACTATTGTTATTCCTAGAACTCCGGCTGGTTATATTCCTTTTATAACCAATATAAACAACAGGCTAGTTTCTCTTATGGATGCTGCTTTCTTAGAATACAAGGAGCCTCGAGTATTCTGGCATTATTTTGTAGTTCAGTTCAGAGCGGTTTCATCTGAGGTTGCTTTTATAGAACACGTGAAGGCGGCTTTACGAGATTTGTATTCTATTTTGTGGGTTCGGCAGAGTGGTTCCTCTCTATTTAGAGATTTAGACATGAATTTAATTACGGATGCCGTTAAGGGAAATTTTGATGTTTCTGGTCTTAGGATTACTCCTTATCATTATTACGAGTATGTGTCTTCTCGTTTTGTTGGGGTTATTTCGGAAGGTTCTGAGGGTGAAGGTTCTGAGGGTGAAGGTTCTGAGGGTGAAGGTTCTGAGGGTGAAGGTTCTAAGTTTATGGTTTCAATCCCAATTTATTATGGAGAGAAGCCAGGGGGTTGGTACGAGTACTGGGAGGTTAATTCCGAAGGAGAGCTAGGGCATTATGAAAGGGTTAACGGTCTTTTAGATTTTAAAAACGGGGTTATTGACGAGGCTAATTTTATCCCAGGTTCTCCTTATGGTATCTATAAGGAGTTTATTGAACTTGGAGGGAATGCTTGTAAGATATACCGTTACGAGGCAAGATTACTTTCTGAGGGTGACCCCTCTGCTGGCTGGGATTGGTCATCTTTATATCTTGATCCAAATCCTTTTGAGGCTGGGGTTAGGAAAAATGACAGTGTTACTTTTAATATCTGGAATTTGGCTCCAGGTGTTTTGAGGTGTTTTTGGGGAATAGCTAATGAGGGGTTAGTTCCTGTTGGGAATAACTTGTCTTCTGATTTTGGTATTAGGAAGCTTCCTAATATAATAGAGGTCTCTCAAGGTGGGAGTTTGTATGTTGGAGCTATTCCTTCTACTGGACATCTTCCTTCTGGGACAACTTACTTTGGGGATTCAGTACGTTTTGAAAAATATTCTTAATTTTGAAAGAAACATTGAAAAATATGTGTTAAAAAATACTCCTTCAAATCTTCCTGTAATATCTAAATATGTTGAATGTTACATGAAGGCGATGTTTAGGTCTGAGCTTATCAATCAGTCTCTTAATAATTTAGAAGCTTGTTTTGGTGATGGTTTAGAGTCTTCTCAAGTTTTTGATAATGGTAAAAATGAATATGTAGAGACTTGGTCTGAGGGGGATTGTACACACTTTATTTTAAAAGATTTTTGTTCTATTGTAGGTTTTACTTACAAGCCAGAGTATAAAGAGGCTATCTTACGGTCATTTAATTTCAAAGGTATTCAATTTTATAGGTGGTTATTTTCTACATACTTAGAGGTTCCTATTCTCGATATTTATGTATCAAGGAGTGTTGAGGAGACAAGTTGGTCTGTTACCGATCCAGAAGATAAGTCAGCTTTCACAGATATTCCAGGAGCTTTCACGGATCTTTCTGTTCGTGGTTTCACATTGTTGAATATTATGTTTAGATCAAGAGATAAGGAAAAGGTTTTTACAAAGTTGAATAAATACAAGGATCTTTTTTCTATGGTTTTACCTGCACGTTTCTTTGTGAATTTTTTCTTTGGTGCTTAAATAGTATTGTTTTACATATATAGTATGGCATTAGAGATTGTTTATAAGTTTCACACTCCTTTAGAGAGTCACTTACTTTCAAAGCCTTTTTTTGCCACATCTCACGAGGGCTGGGTTTATGAGCCTACTTTCAGATCAAATGGTGGGGATATATTTCTTTCAAACCTTTCTTTTTTTTACGCTGGTCGAGAGGTTTTGGGTTATGATGACGAATTTGCTACTCAACGTCTTTTTCATGTCACCTATCCAGAAGGTCTCTCTTATTCAGATCTTTCTCCAAGTAATCCTCCTGTTGCTATCGGGTTTTGTTTTCCTTATATGTTTGATAGAGATCAGCTAATTTCTAACTCCTTATTTTATTTGCTTAAAGAAGAAGACTTCCCTTTTAATGGTTTTATTTTAGGCAGGCTTTATCATGATGGTTCTAAGTGGTGTTTTTCTACGGGCTGTACTGATTTTGCAGATAGGTATTTCATTGATAATAGTTTAACTAGTCTTCGGGTAGCGGAAAAGCCGCTAAGAGGTGACTCTTATACTCCTTTTTGTCCTCATTTTTTTCTTAAGCATTATAACTCTGTTACAGAGTCTTCTCTTATCCTACTTCCCCACGTTAATGGTGACTTAGTCACTACAAAGGTACTTTCTTCTGAGGGTGTTTTCCTAGAAGATCCTGTAGAGGACAATTACTATGCACTTGGTTATCGTGGGGTGGTTTCTGGGGATAAGGGCTTAGAAGATAGCTACGAGATACCATTTGAAGTTTTAGGTTCGGGGGAGACTCAAGAAGAAGCTCTAAAGGCTTGTTTAGATCCTGTGTCTGGTTTATTTAACGTGCCTATAGCTTTAGTTAAGTGGTCTTTATCAGAAAGCGAGATAATTCACTTCTCTAAGATTAATTGTCTTCCCTCTTCTCGATCAAGTTTTCTTATTGCTGTCTTAAGAGACTCCGATTTAGCAATTTCCCAAAATAAAATAGCAGAAGGTTATCCGGAGCCTTCAAAAAACAGCCTTGTGTACGTAGTTTTTACTAATGGTAATTTAAATCCTGCTATGAAGTTGAATATTCGTTTGGGGTCTTCAGGAGGTTATTTAAGGAATGTTATTTTTAACGACACAGCCAGTAATCCAGGTTTGTTTAATCCAGGCGATGTTGTTTTATTTCATTTTGATGGCGAGTCATACACTCAATTGTTGTCAACCAGTTTTCAAGCTCGAACTATTGCTTCAGAGGACTCAGGTAGGTTGTTAACTGGTGGTGAGGATGACGGTTCATTTGGGGAGTCTCTTCCTGTAGTTTCTAATATAGACGACAATTCTGCTGATATGGCTATCCCTAATGTTGAGGCTATTAAAAATTATATTACTGAGTTTGCTTTTAAGAAGATATATCCACCAGGTGCTATTTATATGACTACGACGCCTATTCCAGATTTAAATGATTTCTTAGGTTGTCGATGGGAGCCATGGGGACAAGGTCGTGTTCCCATTGGTGTTGGTGTTGGCGTAGCTAACTCTTCTTCTGGTCTTCACGCTATTGGGATACCTGTTGCTCCAACTATTTCAGAAGCGAATACGAGGGGTGGGGCTGCTACACATACGTTGACTGTGGCAGAAATGCCAAGTCATTCCCACTCTCTAGTACGTGTACATCAGTCTAGTTCTGGCTATGATGGTTTGTCTTATTTTGGTCTTCGGGGTAGCGGATCTACAGGCTCTGCAGGTGGTGGTGGTGCACATAATAATATCCAACCATATGTATCATGTTATATGTATAAGAGATTAGCTTAATTAGAGGTGTTTTATGAATATTTCAACATCAATAGATTTTTCCTTATCTGTTAAGTCTATGTCTTATATGATCGTAGTAGAATTCTTTGGTAGTGGGTTGTCTATTTCTGAAGAGGAGGTTCTACTCCGTATAGAGATAATAAGGAGGTCAGAAAATGATCCAGTTGTTGCGGAGTCCTATTGAGGGTGGTTCTGTTGTAATTCGGTTATCTTTTAGGGATTTAACCGGTTGTAATTACGAACCTTTAGATGGTTCTGTTAATTTTTCTCTATATGCTCAACATACATCTGGGGATACATGGGAGATAGTAAATAACAAACATGAGACTCCTCTTGAGTCTGCATCTGTAGTTGATATTATCCTTCAAGGTGACGATTTAGTTTTACTTCCAGATTGCACAACGAAACGCCGAGTAATTGTTAATTGGTTATACTTACGCAATGGTGAGGAGACAATAGGGAGGGACATGGTAGATTTCTCTGTCACTCCACTTCCTGTGCTGGCGTAAGAGGTTACAATGAGAAATAGTTATACACCCTTGCATTCCAACAGCAAACATCGTATAATGAGTTCAACATCTGGTTTTGAGCATGCAAATGATATTGTAGGGTTGAAGAAGTCTCTCTCAACTTACTTTTCTAGGTTAATGGGGGTGTATTATGTACAAGAATGATAAAAGACCTCTAACTCCAGAGACTGCACGGGAAGTGGATGAATACTTAGATTCCCAAGGTTACTTTGAGAGTATAATGAAAAAGGCTTATCCCAAGAAGCAATCCTCACACAGTATTTCTGCTTCTTTTAAAAAGGATTTAGAGAGATTTATTGCTTCTCATGAGTTAAAAAAGAGTTGAATACTTTAAGGGTTGTAATGTCTAATCTTTCGTATAAGGCTGTATGGGAGTTCCTATTGCCTTAGTTGACTTATCATGGGTTTTATACAAATTTCGTTTTTATTATAAGAATCAATGTCGGCATCTTTCTGATGGTAAACTACTACCTACTGGTCATGTTTACGGAACTATACACATTATTCACGAGTTAGCTAAACATTATAAAGCTGTAGTTCTTTGTGTGGACTCTCATGCACCTCACCGTTATGAGGCTCTCCCAAACTACAAGGCTGGTCGGCACGCTTCCACTGGTGATCCTTATGAAGACTACAAAATAATGACTGATCTTATGAACACTCTGAAAATATGTGTTTTTGATAAGAACGTGTGGTACATAAAGCATGAAGGTATGGAGTCAGACGATATAATAGCTTCTTGGATTGCTACTGCTGGGGATAAATGGGACTTGCATTGTTACTTTAACGATAACGATATTTTACAGACTAAGGGAAATTACCATTGGTTCAAGTCTTTTAACGAGCCTGAGGTTGACCGCAGAGCATATATTAAAGAGAAGTACGGTGTTGATTTGGATTACCTGCCTGTGTGGTACAAGGTGGTTCGGGGTGATTCCAGTGATGGCGTTCCTGCTTCTATCCCACGGTTTCCTACTAAGAAGCTGGTTTCTATTTGTGAGGAATCAGACAGAGATTGTTTTGCTGGTAATGGTTGGTTTTATCGGGGGAATTGGTTTTTGGAGCAAACAGGCTTAATTCCAGACGAGTATCATTATGTTGTACCTGAATCTGCACAGGTTCCTTCAATAAAGTCTGTCTCTGTGGAAGAGTCCATGAAGCTTAAATGTATGATAGATACTATCACACGAAATCTGGTTGTGGTCTCTCCACGCATTTTAGACATATCTGAGTTTAAGTTAAAGCGTTTGGAGATGTCTTATGCAGAGGGTCAGGAGTTGCTTGCATATTATGAGATTACTGATTTTGTTCTGGGAGGCTAGTCTTAATGTTGATGGACACTAAAGGCTTTGTCTGGCGTTATAACAGGTTCACTGGTTCTTTAGAGAAGTCTTTTCAACGTAATTTTTCATGGGAGTGGAGTCTGCTATGTCAGAGACCTTTCCCATTTAACAACAATACGGTAGAGGTAAAGCAAGCTAGAGGGTTTAAAAGTCTAAAAGGTGGGACTCGTTCTACAAAGTCCTTAAAGAGAAAGACAAGAGCTTCTAAAGCTAAGGTGATGATACATGATAAGTGAAACTTATACACCCTTGTTTTCAGTGTTCTTCTCCCGTACAATGTCTTATGGTTAACGAAGAAGCCAAGCTAAGCAGAATCTCTTTAAACTCTGTTCGTATTGAAAACATGCATCTTGCTGTTTCTGGTTATGTTTATATGTTGGTGAAGTGTGGCAATGTTTGGTCTGTTCGGTGGGTGGATGGCGTTGAGAAGGGTAAGATTCCTTATATTTTAGCTAATAGATTTGAAACTGGGGGGGATGGAGTTGTTAGTCGAGATGTTGCTTATGCTAGGCTTATGAAGTTTGGGGTTTGTAAAGATGACTTAGGTTGTTGGGAAATTGCTGGTATAGATATGGATAACGATATTTTGTACTTAAATTCCAAATTAGTTCATAGTTCTTCTAAGAGAAAGGAGGTTAAGGGCTTGTTTGATTTTATTACCAATATGGCTAAAATGTCCAAGAGGTTTGGTAGTGGTGAGTTGAGAATGCATTTTTTGGGGGATGGTGAGAGGGACGAGGATAATAAACCCCATCTTCACTTTAAAGTGGGTCAGCAATCTTTGGCTTCTATTGCAGTGGACTCCAGTGACATTATAAAAGGTGAGTTACCTAGAAATTATAGAAAGGATATTTTAAGGTGTATTGAAGAAAATCGTTTGTATTACAAATTCTGTTGGGATTTTTTAACTAAGCAAAAAATGTTCACCAACGAGTATGCTGGGAGAGAGCCAGAGTTTACAGAACGATTACGCAGGGACAACCCTAATATAAGGTAGCTAATCTTCGTATATGAACGGTAATGGTTCCAGCAAATATAAAGAGTTTTAACTCCTTTCAAACTTCTTTTATTAAATGGGCAGTCAATAAACGGGCAATGCTGTTACAAAGCCCACCAGGAGCAGGAAAAAGCATAGCTTCTATGGGTTTGTTTCTTTTCCTTCGCCAACAACTTGGTGCTGGTAAGATGCTGGTTGTTACTGCTAAGAAAAACGCAGACGCTTTCAAGAAGGCGAATATAAAAAAGCTATTACTTTTAACTTTATTTTCTAAGGAAGACACAGCAGTTTTATATAATGGTTATGATTTTCCTGCCGATATCTATATCATTTCCAACACTCTGCTTACTTCTATTGTTAGTAATGGTAACGATGTTCAAAAAAGAGCTTTAACCGAGCTTCTTAAAAAGACAACTGTACTTTGTATTGATGAGATTCACGGTTATCGGAGTTATGACTCCGCACGAACGAAGGCAATGAAGAAGGTTACGGATTATTATCATCGGTTGATTGTAAGAGACCCTCAAGCTCATAGGTTAATTGGTATAACTGCCACTCCTATCTTTAAAGAGATTGATAATCTTCACCCTCTGTTTAGTCTGCTCTGTTCTCCCAACCCTTTAGGTACATGGAGGAGCTTTTTGGCTAATTATTGTGTGGTAAAAGAACAAGCCGCTTACGGTAGGAAAAAGGTTTACTCTGGGGCTGGTAGTCATTCATTCCGAGCCGCTGTTTCTTTTAATAAAATTGTTGGTTATAAGAATCTCTCTCAACTTCACAGTATTGTAGATCCTTTTATCTTTGTTTGGAATGAGACTGATTTTACTTTTAACTTCAATCTACACTATTATTCTCTTTTGCCTAGTGAGATGGAATCTTATAAGGCTAATCTCAAAGGCTTGGGTTTAGATAAAACTTACGCTATTGATTTAGAGGTTAACGGTGAGCATCTCTGGGCTTACCGTAATAAGTCAGATACATTCTATCTGCCAGATCGAAGGCAGGTACGAACGGACTGTTTATCTCTTGGGCTTAACCTTTTGTATGATAATAAACCTGCTGTTGTAAAGGGAATCTATGAGAAAACTATAGCCTCTACCAACTTTGCCACGAGAGCAGTAAAAGCCCAGCAGTGTAATTCCAGGGCGGTTAATAAACTAGCTGTGATTACGGAGTTGGTCAAGAGTCAGGACATAGGTGTCTTGATTTACTTTAACTTTCTGGAGTCAGTGGAAGCCGCCAAGAAACATTTAATGCAGGCTTTCCCCACTCGGAGGGTTGTTGTTTTAACTGGGGGTACCCAAAGGTTTAATCAGGTAGTGTCATCTATTGGAAAGAATGACATTGTTTTAATGAGTTCGGTTGCCTCTCAATCGTTAGATATGTATATTCCCAGGTTAATTATTGCTGAGTGCTTTGGTTTAACGCCAGGGAAGATTGAGCAGCTGGTTGGTCGTATGACAAGGGAGAATGCAGAATATCGGTCTGTGGATGTGTCTATTGTGTTAAGGCAGGGGGACAATGTGGAGACCTATTTTTACGAGAAGTTGAGGCATCGGTTACGCACGGCTAAGACAAATGTGTTTGTTACGAAGGATAGTCTCCCTGCCTCTGCTTCCATTGCAGGTATGCCAGAACATTTAATTGACGAGGATTATTTAAAGAAGCGGTTACTTTGGAATTTGTCGTAGATGGTTAAAGGAGGTTAAAATGCACCTTTATTTAAGCGAGGATGAAACTAATTTTCTTTTGGATGTTTTAAGAGATTCAAACTATAAGTTAGAGAATACACCAGATTGTAAGCTTTGTGAGTCCCTTAGGTTTCGTATCCTTGCAAATAAGCAGCGTACAGAACATGGTGAATTTGGAGTTGAAGTTAGTGTCTGACGCTCTTGACCTACGGAACTCTCAACTCAAAGGCTATTTAAGGGAGTTCTATTGTAAGCCTGATATGAACCCTGTTCTCTGGTCTACTGCCAAGGCTTGTTTAGACAACGCTAAGGCTTCGTTTTACGGGGTCAGGTTCTCTGATGACCTAGCTATGCACCAGTTTGCTCTTGCTGTGCTTTTATCCTCTGGTAAGCAGTTTAATTGGTATCACACGCAGAGTTTCAGGGTTGTTCAAGATAACTTGGACGATAGAATGCTTCTTACTGATTATCCTAATTATGACATTGTCTTTATAACGCATGATCGAGGGACAATGTACAATAAGGTTCTAGGGCAGATGGTTAATCAAGTGGCAATCCTTCGGGCACCTCAAAAGACTTTCTTTTTTGACCGAGGTGGTTTTCCTGTTATTGATTTAATAACTCCTATTGTTTCTGTGTCTGACTTATCTAACTTTGCATCTAAGGCAAAATCTTTAGCTAGTAATGGGGATAATCTATGATTGTGGATTTAACAATGGATCAAGTGGAGTCAATCATTGCTTTAATCGAATATAGCCGTTCTCTTCACGTTACTAGTTCAGTTTTCATATCACGTGCATTTGGATCCTCTATGGACAATGTATTGGTAATTTTAGATCAGGTAAAATCTAAGGAGCTTATAAATGATTGTGCCTGACGAGGTTCTTGCTGGCTTTTATCATCTAAGTTGCATTGAAGACGAAGCCATAGCTGAGGCAGAAGCAAAAGTATTAAAAGACAGACTCTATTTCATTCCTGACAATTATAAGCAGTGGTTCTCATGGTTTTTAGACTACTTTGCGTCTTATAACTTGTTTCCTTCATGGGGAAAGGTAAAATCTCAGATGGGTTTGGACAGGGACATGGTTCTCTCTGTTCAAGATGCCAGAGATATCCATGCAAAGAACCTAGCTGTTTGGGAGTCTGATTTTCTAGCTGAGAAACTAACAAAGGTTCCTTTAGTTGAACGCAGGGATATATTGGTTAAGCTGTCTAATGTTCTCTCTGCTGATACTCAGGTATCTGTTTCTTTAGACTCACTAAATGACTTTGATATTAACGGGGCAATAATCAAGAAGGAATCTGGTCAAGGTCAGTTTTTTTCAATGTTTACTCAACATTTAAATACCCAGTGTATTGTTAATCCAGGAACTGTTATTTCAATTCTTGGGGGACCGGGCATGGGTAAGAGTATGGCGGCTCTTAACTTGGCTTATCTTAATTCTGTTCTGGGTAGTTTAAACTCTCTTTATATTTACCTTGAGAACACAGTGAACGCTTATAATATTGAGCTTATGGCAAGGCATTCATATACAAATGGAATGCTTATTGAGAACGCCACGATGAAGCGAGGTATTGATCCTGATGAGTCCACTGCTGTCAAAAAGGTTCAAGAGCTACTAGACTCTTTAAACAATGATAGGAGAGGTAACATTTTCTTCGCTCCATTCTCTCGGTTTAATCCTGAACCTTTACGGTTTGCCAATCAGTTAGGCAAGTATGTAATGGAACATAATATACAAGTTGTCATTGTGGACTATCTCCAGCGGTGCAAGTCTTTCACCCCATTGAAGTGGGATGGTAGGGAGTATATTAATCAGATAATGTCTTCCTTTAGTTCTGCGGCTCAAGGTAGTTTCAGTTCTAATCCTTTTGTAGGCATAATGCTTTCTCAGTTAACAAGGGCGGCTGAGGAGAAGTGGTTAAAAACAAAGGGTGTAGGTATGACTATTTATGACTCTGTTGAGGCACCTTCTATTGAACGGGATTCGTATATTGTGTTAGGCATTTACGCCGACCCTGCGCTTCGGTCTAACCAGAACATGGTTTACAAGCTTCTAAAAAATCGGGACGAGGCGGCTGATGTTGGTACGGTGTTGACTACTGCTTTACCACAGTATTGTTATATGGGGGATGTTCAGTCTGGGCAGTCTGTTCCTACTTTTACGCAGGAAGACGCTAAGACTTTGTTGGATATTTATTGATGGGAGGGTGTATGTGGAAAGGGAAAATTTTATCTACTGATGTTGATGTTAAGGTAAACATGGGAGATTATAGGGTTCTAATTTTCAATGTTGACCCTGTAGGTTTTTCTCTTGCTTCTGAAGACAGGTATTCTTCTAAGGAAGAGGATCTTGTTCCCAGTGTTAATCTGTCAGACTTATCTAATATTGTTTCATGGGCTTATAACCTAGGCTATGAGAGTGGTCATAACGAAGCAACTGAGAGTCCTAAAACTACAGGTGTAAGTGTATGAGAAACTTTCCTCTAACACCTTTCGGGGTTCTTGTTTGTGCTTTGTTAATTTTAGTTATAATTCTGTTTTTTTGTGTCTATTTTTAAGGAGGTAAGACAGTGAGAGTATGTAAAGGAAAAAGACAGTACACAATCAAACTAGTAGTTGCTAGTAATTTTGTTTTAGATGATGTAGTCAGGTATATTAATTCTAGGTTAAGAAAATTTGACATTTTAGATCTTCTAGTACACACTACGCCGAAGAAGTTTGATGATGGAGATTGTGTATGACCTATTCTTTTGTTGGTATAGTAAAAAGGAACTCCCAGTCGATGAGGGTTCTAGTTGTTTCAGAGGAAGGCAGGTACTACGTTTGGACAACCTCTTCTACTGACGGTAGTCTTTATTTAAGAGAAGGTATGTCTATTCCTTCGGAGGAATTAGAGCTGGCTAATCAAAGACAGATTAACATTGGACGGGGTGAAGTTTGGACTCCTAATTCATCTAAAGTACGAGAAGAAATGATTTATATTGGTGTGGTCAGCGGTGGTAAGGCACGAAAAACAATCTTGGTTAAGCATAAAGAGGATTCTTCTAATCCATATTATTTTATTTATGCTGTTCCTTCGGACTTTTTAACTGGTTTATATCCAGGAGACCACCTTTTAGTAGATACTAGGAAGATGTCTGTGGCACGTCCAGACCATATAGATGCAGGGTTAGGAAATGGAAAACTTAAAAGAAAAAGACGAGTTTCTGTATCGTGAACCTATAAAAGGTGATGTGCAGAAATTCTTAGTAACTTTCCACTCAGATAAAGGCATTAGTGTCAGTAACACCATATCTCACGAGGATTTCACTGTCTCTAACAAGGTCTATCCAGACGGTTCTTATTATTTAGAGGGTGTTGGTTCTTTTTTCCCTGAAACGGAGGAATGGAAACGAAAGTATCAAGATAGCTTATATCTTCGTGTTAGTCAGATCCAGTTTACGGTTTACTTTGTGCAGGCTGTGAAGAGGGGTAAGGTAAACACAAGAGCTTTAGTTGTTAACGATGAGGGTGTTTGTTATCATACCTTTGTTCCTACGTTTCCTTCTCCACGGTTTGGGCAGAGCTATGAGAAGTTGTTTATGGACTTAGAGGTGGTTTCCGTAATCCCTATAAAAGACTTGCTAAAGAAAGTAGGGTTAGCAAGGATGAGTGATTTAACTTTATGACCTTAAAAGACTACATGGTTGCACGGGGCTGGGTTCGTTCCAACTCTAACAAGTGCTTGTGTCCTTTTCATAACGACCGTTCTGCTTCTGCTATTCTTAATCCAAACAGTATTTATTGTTTTACCTGTGGTCAGCTTTACTCACTGTGGGACTTTCAACAGGCTTTTGGTATTTTTCTTGACAAGGTTGACGAGGGTGATTCTCGGTGCTTAAGTGCAATTAAGGGAGATTTTGCTTATCAATATAACCAGGTTCTTTTTTCTTATCCTTTTACGGTTAGCTAGTTATACACACTTGTTATATAATTCTTATTTGCTAATGTTAAAGTATCAAATCAATTAAGGAGAAAGATTATGAGAACAGAAAAACGTGAGTTATTTAACGTAGGGGAGATAAAGGATGGAAGAGAGAATTTCATTTTCTCCAACGGTTTTTCATTCGGTATGAGAGCGGGTGCACAATCTTTAATTAAAATGTTGCAGAACGATATAAACGAAAAACAGTTAAGGGATGTTGACGCAATAAAAATGCTCATCTTTGATACTTGGAAATCAATCTGTATAGACAACACAAACTTTATTGTTGAGGCTCCTCATAACTAAAAACTGTAAGCTTTGCGGTGCTAAGATGGTTTGGGAAAATCCTTATGTTCATGGTCATTTTCACGAAGGGGACGCTAATATTGAGGATTGGGATATCTGTTCTGACTGCATGATAGAGCATTGCTGTCAGACAAATTGTCTTGGCTGTGGATATGGTACATACCCTATTTGCAGGTTTTTGGAAACGAAAAAACTTTATATGGAAAACGAGTAAATTATGGAAAAGGTAAAAACAGGAACAAACGAAAAAGGTATAAGGGCTGTTGTTGAAAAGGCGACTAAAAGAGCCAATTGGTATAAGGAGACTTATCCGAAGGCTAATGATTTTGAGAAACGGCTTGCTAACCAATTTTGGGGTGTTATCCATCGTTGGAGGAAGTCTCACTTTTTAACCATTCCGCAGGATGATCTTCTTTTTGGTTTAATCAAAGAGGCTGGTTTCTAATATGAACGGACATGCTAAGAAAGGTGGAGAGATAGGTATTAATGGTGCTTTCTATGAAGGTGGTCAGTTTCTGCCTTCTACGACAAATGAGAAAGGCACATCTAGTCGCAGAGGAGATAGAAAGATTGAAATAGAGCCTTATGTGTGGGTAGAATATTCAGGGAAGCTTGCTGAGGGTGAGGTTGTAGACGGGTTTTACAGGTTTTTCTCTTCAGATTATAAGACTATCTATGGAAATGATTACGCTTCTTTTATCCTTCCTTATAAGAAAGCATGGGACGAAGGTAAGCGGTTTCGTATTTTTGAGCGTACTTCTCATGGTATGCGTTTACTGCGTTTCGAATAAAAAGGGTTAAATCATGGATGAAAAAGTAAAGCTTAATAAATGTGCTTGTGGTGCAACTATTCCAGAAGGTTATCGAGATGGCAAGTATTGTGTGGATTGCTGGCATAAGAATAAGGCGTTTATAGACAAGATAAAGTCTGTCTCTATTAATCCTAAGTTTAAGAGGTAGTTTAATGGAAGAACTGAGTTTGACGAAAGAACAGAGGCTTGCTTGTATTCTTAAGAGATTACAGAATATAGCTCATAGTGCAGATAAAGTTCCATTGTACTTGGAAGCTTTGGATGCAAGGATTTTATGGTCTTACATTGATGAGATCCAGAGCTTGGTTGGCTATCAAATGGAATAAGCGGGTTATCCACGCTTGTTTTCCTGTGCTGGGGTGTTATACTTTCTTTAAGGAGTTAAGTTATGATTGAATCTCTAAAAGATTTAGGAGTTGAGTTTGTGGGGGCACGACCATTAAAAAATGGTCGTATTGCTCTGTCTTATAGGAATATTCAAACTAGAGATGAAGAAGTCAGGGTATATAACGTATGGGAGGATTTTAAAGATCGTAGGTACGACCCTGAGATTGACCATCTGTTTGACCCAGAGTTTTTCTCTACGATGTTTTATTATGCTGGGTGTGTTTGTTGGACTTTCCAAATGGAGTTTCCTTTAGAAGATTTATATACATGGAGTGACCTTGTGGAGGAGGACTTCTATTGTCTAGTGTAATTTTTTCTCTTGGTAAAGTCATGGTAAATTCACGCTTTTCTAATCTGTTTCTTACTATTGATAATAAGGGTACGAAACAGTGTAAGCATCATCTCCCTCATGGGCATATTTTATACAAAAAAGAAAGAGGTGCTGTCATTTCTCTTGACTCTCCTTTTGATATTCTGGCTGGAGAGAATACTTCAGAACATCGTCATATAGACCTTGTTAGAATATTTCTAAAAGAACATACGTTATATATTCACTTCGCATGGGATTACTATGCAGAACAGACTGTTTATGCTAAGGAATATGCTGACCCTGCTGTCAAGGCTCAGTGCCATCGCTGGGCTAGTGAGAACTTTCGAAGTGGTTCTATTCAAATTAATTCTAAGTTAACTTTTTAATATCTCTAATTTTCGTATAAGTCCTCATACCTGTGGGAGGGGACTATGCCTTATAATGCCTATGCTCAGAAATCCGAATTTCGTAAAGAATCTAAGAATTCTTACGTTCCATATTACGGAAAAACTAGTTGGGGCAAAGTCCCTCAGAAATTAGGTTTCAAGCCTAATGTTCAGATAATAAAGAAGTCTAATTTTGAGCAAATATTTAATCAAGTAAAAGAAGCAGACTTTGTTTCTCTGGATACTGAGACGACAAGCCTTAAATGGGATGAAGCAGATTTAATAACTATTAACGTTGGTCTCCCTGACAATAATAACTTTATTGGTTTTTACTACACTGGTTTCTTTGATGAAGATAAGCAGTGTAACTTGGCAGTTAAAGAAGATTTAGACCGCTTGCTTATTCTTATCTTATCCAAGCCTGTTGTCTTTATGTGGAATCGTTACTACGACCAGCAGATATTAATGCACTGTCTTGGTTTCCGTGAAGACCAGTTCTGGACTTGTTACGATGGGTTGGATCTGCTCTGGTTAATGGATTCTAATGTAAAGGCTGGTTTAACTTTAAAGCAATCTGCACAAGACTTTTTAGGAATTCCTAACTGGGGATTGGAAGAAGATGTCTGGGAAGATATCCGCGCCATTGATCCTAAACTTCTAATTGTCTATGGCAGTTACGACGCTTATGCTACTTTGGAGCTTGGGTCGCAATTATATAAATTATTTAAGAAGCACTATCCTTTTATGCTTCAACTTCACTTAGAGTTTAAAAACGCCTTATTTGCTTATAAAGAACAACACCAACTCCTTGATGTACCTTATATTGAGAACTTAGCTACTGAGGTTGCTAAGTTGACGGAGGAGGTAAAGTCACAGTTTTTTGAGTCTTACGGTGTTATCAATCTCAACTCTAACCCTCAAAAGTCTGATCTGCTGTTAAAACTCGGTTACAGCACAGGTGTTTGGAACAAGCCTAAGAAAGACGGGACGATGGTAATGAGCACTAAAGAAGAGCTGCTACAGGCTCTTGCCGACAAGGGGTGTGAACCTGCCAAGTTAATGATACGAGCTTCTAAACTGACAAAGTTACAAACTTCTTATCTTACGCCAATGTTGGAGGCTGGTAAGTCTGGGAAGCCCATCCGATTTCACTTTAGAGACCATGATACGGCTACGCTTCGTCTTTCTGCTGGGAAGTACATGGTTAATCGAAAGGTTTATGATTACTACCTCCCTATTAGTATGCAGACGATTCCCAAACCTCACAAGGTTTGCAGGGAGTTAAACTACAATCCAGAGACGTTTGAGTTTGATTTTTTGGACGAAGGCAAGGGTCAGTATTACGTTGAGACTGGTTCACCTGACATGAATGTCCGAGCCGCATTCTGTGCCTCTCCAAACGGTGTAATAATTAAGTCAGACTTTGCACAGCAGGAGTTGCTTGTAGGGGCATCTTTGTCTAATGAAACTACATGGCTAGACGCTATAAAATCTGGTAAAGATTTACATAAATCTACGGGAAGGAGTGTTTATGGAAGAGATATAGTGGGGGATGAGAGAGGGGTTATAAAAGCAGTAAATTTTGGGGTGCTTTACGAAGTTGAGAATCCTGAGTTTGTGGTTGCTAATATAACTGGCTGGCCTATTGAACGTGCTAGAGAGTTTTTTGTGAAGTATAAGTCAGCTCTTCCTCGATTATATGCATGGAAAGACAAAGTTATGTTAGAAGGTCGAACCACAGGAAGTATAAAGAACTTATATGGTTTTGAGCGGCGTGTTTATTCTTATTATCACACGGCAAATAGACAAATGCACAAGTTTGGGGATCGAACTTGTGTTTCTCAGTCTATTCAAGGTCTTTGTGCAATAATGATGCGAATTCTTATGGTTAAGTTTTGGAAGATGTTGTGTCTATCAAAGGGTAAATACTACGGTGCAGGTATTTATCCTCTGCTAAGTCTTCATGATGAACTGGCTTTCCGGGCAGATGATAAATCTGTTCTTCCTGAGTTCCTACCTGATTTAAGAAATACGATGTCATCTGTAACTCCTTCTGATTGGACTGTTAAGTTGAAGGCAGAAATTGAGCTTGGTCATAACTACGGTCAGACCTTTGTCGTGCATCAAAATGCTAAAGGGTTATGGGTTCCAAAAGAAGAGGAGCGAAATGAAGACAAGCCTGTGGTTTCTCCTTCTGTTGTTACGGCTTCTATGGTTGATGATTGGATATCTGAGACAGAAGATGAATTAGAGGGTTTTAATTTTTAAAAGGATTTTGAATGGCAAAATTAACGGTTACACGGATTATCCGCTCTGGTAAAAAGTCTCAATCAAGGGTAGAGACTTCGGATGGTCATCAGCTTGTAATAGACCATAGCGTTGGTAAGCCTTATGTGGGTATGGAGCTAGATATTGAGGACTTGAGTTCAACAAAGAGTGAGTTACGTCCATTACGGAAGGGGGACAAGTATCCAGAGCTTTTACCTGCTATGGATGTCTTATAGATGTGTATGAGGAATCCTTCTCTTTATGATAAGCCAGCAGGTCTACTAGAAGTTATTAAGGTGGTTATTCTTACCCTTGTGGTCGCTGGTCTTGTTTTTGTTTGGTCTTTTGGAATTACTAAGATAGCTGAGGAAAATGCTAAGAAAATGAAGGAGTCTGGTACTATAAAAGGTATACAAATAATAATTGAAAGGGAGGAAGATGTTGAATGAAAGTAGTAATTGAACATGGTGAGTACAAAGGCAGTCCCACGGTATCTATCCGTAAGGATACGGTTGAACAGAACAGCTATCCTTTTACCTTTGGGTTAGCTAAGGCAAAGTTGCTATTGGCGGCTTTACAACAAGAGCCTACCTTTGTTGAGAAATTCATAGACAACTTTGACGATTAAGTTATACAAGCTTGTTTTTCTTTATCTATGTGTTACTCTAGTTCTAAGAGGTATTTTATGGAAGGTTTTACGTTTTTTAATTTAAATAACGAGGATCCAGATCCTCGTAAGGCTGACTTTGTTCGGCAGGAGGCTGTGTTTTTTACTTCTGTAAAAGAGTCCATTCAGTCTGGAGCTGGTCTAAGTAGAATTTTACAACATAGAAAAGAGGCTGATCTTGTTTTTATTTCTGCCTTTCGAACTGGAGATAATCCTTCTGAGGGAGGTTATGGTTTTTACAAAGATGGGGAGGTGGACTCTCTCGGTAATGCTCATAAGGATGGGGAGGCTGTTAGTAGAAATGAAAATCAGAGAAGGAGTAAATCTCTTGCACAAGAGATAAAACGTCTAGGTTATGGCTTTGTTAAGGTTGAGGGACATTACGATGGAAAAGTAGAAGAATCTTACTGTGTAATTAATTACAAGGAAAATACTCAAGATTTTATACAGAATTTATCTCAGCTTGCTAATAAGTTTGGTCAAGATTCTATTCTTGTTGCTCCAAAGGGTGTTTCTGCTTTTTTCTATAGCTTTGATGGTTCTAAGGATGTTCTTAAAAACGATCTCTCTGTTCTTGAGGATGCAGTTAAGAATTACACATCTGTTAAAGGGCATCATTTTGCTTTTAGTGTCTTGGATGTTGGGGGACGAGATAGTTTATCCCCTATTAGAGGTGGTATGAAGGTTCTTATTCCTACAGGTAGTCGAAAGGAATTATTACAAGAAAGAAATACAAATCATTTACTGAAGTTAATGAGATAATCTATCTTTTTTCCTTTCTAAAACACCATCCTTCGGGATGGTTTTTATTTTATACACACTTGTTATACATTTCTCTTCTGTTAAGGTTAAATTATAAAATTTTAAAAGAAGGAAGTGAAGCAGACCTGAACAGTGGTCACGGCTTCCTTCTTTAATTAAGGAGGAAATTATGAATAATTCAAAGGTTTTAACTGCAATCAACTGTAGTGATTCTACTTTAAGGGTTGATATGCTTGATGGACGTTTTTATCGTTTTGACTCTATGGAGGAGTTACAGAAGTTTTTTGTTGTCTTGGGTGTTCTCTCTAACGGAGATTATGCTGTTCAAGAAAAAGGAGCTGTCTAATGACAAGAAAGGAAGAAAATAAACTCTATGAAGAGTATGAGGCAGAATTAGAGGCTTACGGGTGGGATTACGACTGTTTGACATTTTGTGAGTGGTTAGAGGCAAGAGCGAATAGAGAGCAAATAGGTGCTTAGTTAACTTATTTTCGTATAAGGGTTGTATCTTATTGGAGGTTAAAATGGCAGTGGTAAATAAGAAAACCGTATCTGTTGAGAAGATGTTTGAGTGTGATAGGTGTAAGAAGACAAAATCTATGAGTCTGTCTTTAGAGTTAACAGATTCTATTCGTCAAAGTGATAGGTGGTACTTTTCTCAAGATAATGACGACTGCTTGTGTCCTGATTGTTTAAGGCTAATTATTCAATCTTGGTATACACAGCAAAATATAGATAATTTCCAGTTATCTAGTTCAATTGGGGATTCTCAAAAGATGCCTAACAAACCCCATGTAAAACGTTCTAAGAAGGTTGTTGCCTAAATAATTTTATTTTAAGGAGTATATAAATGAACAATTTGAACAGTATTTTAGTTGAAGGTAATCTGGTACGGGATGCTCTTATCCGCACCACGTCAAAGGGTACTCAAGTGTGTAACTTTACTATGGCATCTAATCGGTGGTACAAATCAGAGAATGGCATGGAGAAAGAGGTTTCTTTCTTTGATGTTACTGCTTGGGGTAAGCTTGGAGAGGCATGTTATAATAAGGGTAAGAAAGGTCGTGGTGTGCGTGTGCTGGGTAGGTTAAAACAAGATCGCTGGGTTGGTGAAGACGGTAAGAACAGGAGTAAGGTTTTTATTTTAGCTGAGCATGTTGAGTTCAGACCTGAGTTCAAGAAAGAGTCTCCTCAAGAAGAGACTACGGATTACGAGGAGTCCTCTGTTAGTCTATCTGATTCTTTAGTGGACGAGCTTGTTGAGGCTGTTCAGGAGTAATGGTTTATGACGGGGTTTCATATTATACGTCCAGCAGATGTCTACCCTTGTGTTTCCGAGTACGCTAACTGTAGGCAAGAGAACTTTTTAGTTCTAACTCTTACTGGGGCACATGATGTTATCAATACGCATCACATATCGAAAGGTTTAGTAAATAAAACTATTGTGCATCCCAGGGAATGTTATTTCCCAGCGATTGTGGACAACGCATCGGCGGTTATTTTTGCTCATAACCACCCTAGTGGCAGGGTTGAGTTTTCTCCTGATGATGTAGACTTATCTAAACGGTTATGTATGGCGGGGGAGATTTTAGGGTTTCATGTTGTTGATCATATTGTTTTTGCAAGAAATAACGCCTATCGGTCTTTACGTGAGACAGGCGATTTTCCAGACGAGTTTGACGATGAAGAGCTTGATCAGTATGTGGCTGATCTGTCTTTTAATAAGCACGAAAAATGGAATTTGTTAGGAGTGGATATATGAAACAAAAGATTATTAAGTACGAGTTATTTGTTACTGTCCCTGTGGAGTGGAAGCTTGAACCAATAGCACAACGTATTAATGCTGGTGTGGAAGAAACGCTTAAGCCAATACATACGGAGCTTTATCTTATTAAAGAAGGTGAAGAACAAGAGATTATTTAGTAACTCTTATTCCAAGGTAGTTCAGAGGTAGAACGGCTAACTGCAAGTTAGTATGTCATTGGTTCGAGTCCAATTCTTGGATAAAATTTATAAGAAGGGGTAATTATGGCAAGCACGGGTAATTTAAGTGATTTACAATACGAGTGTCAAGCTCGAGGTTTAACCGTTATTGGTTCTGGTAAAGATGGTAAGATTAAGAAGATGGACTGTGTAAAGGCTTTGGAGAAGTGGTCTTTAGACGGTTTGTCTTCTCAAGGTTTACTTCTGCCAGGTTGTAATTGGATACATAATACTATTGAGAGCCCTCAGCTTGCCGAGCCTCAAAATGTGTTTAAGACGGACACACAATTTAAATCTTTTATTGATCGCAGTGATATTTCAGCAGAACAAAAAATGGATGGTTGTTTTAGTTATGACTCGCCAGTCTTATTGTCTGATGGTTCTTTACTTCCTATTGGAGAGATAGTAGAAAATAATTTAGCTGTGGAGGTGTTATCTTACAATGAAAAAACTGGCACGATAGAGCCTAAGAGAGTTATTGGATGGTACAATAATGGCACAAAGTATTCCTCCGAATGGTTACAAGTTGGTGTTCCAAGAGGGAAGACTGAGACAACTGGTTTTGGGAGACGTGTGGGATATGGGGGAGAGAACTGTAGAAGAACTTATGTAACAAAGAGTCACCAATTTTTTAATGGTAACGGTTACTCAAGGATCGACTCTACAGATTTTGCTTATGCTCTTGTTACAGAGCCTAATGTTTATCAAGAGCAGGTAATTATGGGTTCTTTACTTGGGGATGGGTGTTTAATTTCTGATATTAAGGGAGATTCTGTTTCAACCAGGTTTCAAAGTGGTCATTGTGCCAAGCAAAAAGAATATACGGGTGCTATTTCAAAAGTTCTTGGTTGTTTTTTAAACAAGAACTCTTACTATAAGTCTGGCTTTGGATCTGTTATGTATGGGCTTGCATCTCACGCTTTTCCGTTTTTGAAATCTATTTATTTACAAGAATATGTCAATGGAAAAAAGTGTTTTTCAAAGAGTTTTGCAGACAAACTTCAGCCATTAGCGTTAGCTATTTGGTATATGGATGACGGTAGTTTAGAATGGGGTAATTTGGAGGATGCTAGGTCTACAGGAAAGAGTTTGCTAGGAAGGACTTTCAATTCTAAGTCTTCTTTACTTTTTCATACTCACGGGTTTGATTACGATACTGTGTGTGCTTTGTCCTCGTGGTTTATCTCTAGAGGTATGGCTATAGAGATTGTTCATGATCCAAGATGGGAAGATCCTCTAAGATATAATTTTTTACGTTTGTCTGGAGATTCAGTAGACTTCTTCTGTCAAATAATTGCTCCTTATATTCATCCTTCAATGGCATACAAACTGCCTTCACAGTACCGTTGTTTAGCAGGGGCTGTTAAGTGGTGGGATTTTTCTAAAGAGGTTTTAAGATTAAAGAAAGTCCCTATAAAAAAGCATTTTTGTGCTAAACAAAATAAAATAAAAAATGTGAATTTTCAAGGTGGTAGAACTGCTTATGACATAGAAATAGAAGGGAATCACAACTATTTTGTAGATGGCTTCTTAGTTCATAATTGTCGTATGATTACAACCTTCTTTCCAGGTGTTGGTTTTGAACTGTTTTCTCGCAATCGGAGTGTAGAAAATTATTTATTTTGTTCTTACAATGACCAAGTTTACGGTTGGCAACAAGATATTACAAGGGACATTCTTCCCTTCTCTTTTGTTATTGACGGAGAGCTTATATCATTAAACCCCTCGGTTAATGGAAGGATTGTTATTGATACAATGTTAGCCGCTGTCGTAGCTATGTTAGGAATGAATCAGTTAGATTCTCATAGAATGCAGGCTGAGGCAGGTTATCCTTTACGGTTTGAGGCTTTTGACTGCTTGATGTTTAATGGTCAGTCTTTAATTAACGATTCCTTACTTAATCGAAGGAAATATCTGGACGAGGTTGTTACAAAACTTCATGAGGCTGCTGATCGTCTTTCCCTTCCCCAGTTGAAGTGGGTTGAGAAAGTTAGAATTGTTAGAGGCGGTTATAAGGATAAATTCTCTTTCTACCAAGAGGTTATCAGCAAAGGCGGTGAGGGGTTGGTCTTGAAGGCAGATGGCTCTGTCTACAATGGCAAGGAAGCAAGAGGTGGTTTGGGTGCAGGTTTTATTAAGTGGAAACGCAACACAAGCGAGTCTATTGGTGGGAGCATTGACGCTTTCATTGATGGTCGCTTTACGCCAGGTGAAGGCAAATATTCTGGCATGGTTGGTGCTGTTGGATTTTCTGTACACCTGCTTCCTTCTGGTGAGGTTCATCCTATTGCCATGATCTCTGGTATATCTGACGATATGAGGAGAGCTATAACCTCTCAAGATGTCAATGGTTCTGTGGTTATTAATCCCTCTTGGCTTGGTCGTGTAGCAGAGATTGAAGGTCAAGACATATCTTCTAAGTCAAGGGCTTTATCCCACGCCAGGATTTTACGGTTTAGGGACGGTGCAGATGCAAAATCTCCGGCACAGTGTGTAATACAAGAAGCAATGTTGAACGATATGATTTTATAGGAGGTGTTATGGGTATACTTTATTTTCCAGATGACAATGATTTCTCATATAGAGGAGCTTGTAGTAAGGATGCAAAGGACGATCTAATTAGGACGGTTATTGTAGTTGTATCAGACTCCAATATATTAAAGTCACTTACCATTTCAGATTGGATTTCGGCAGGTTTAGCAGCTAGTGATTTTTACGGAGAGGACTTCTCAAATAAGGAGTCTTCTCGTTTAGTGAGTTTAAAAAGAGGATCTTGACTGCAGTGGGGGTATTGTAATGTTCCATACATTCACGGATGAAGAATATAAGGATTATCAAGCGTGGCAGGAGAAGTATTGTAAACTTTCAGAATTTAAATGTGATGTATTGCATAATGGTGATCTTTTCTTCCAACGGAACGTCACTCCTTGTCAGAAAGGGCGGGATTATTGTTGTGACTCCTGTTCTATTGGTTTACTTATCCCAGGAAAATGTGTATCAGGAAAGGAGGTGCGTTTCAGCAAGTAAGTGTATAGAAAAACACGGTTTATGTTAAGGGTGTTTAAATAACCTTACATACACTTTCTCTTTTTATATCATTAGTATAGCCTCACAAGTTCCTCCTAGATTAAGGTTACGCTTCCTTATTCTTAACTCCTTTCTTGTGGGGCTATTTTTCTTATTTTATATAGTGGTAAGATGGTGACAGATAACAAAGAGTCTGGTGTCTTTTTTAAAATTGACGATAATTCTAGATTTTTTCACTCTGATTTTTTAGATTCTCTAGGAGGTTTAAAAAAACCTTACCATCAAGATCAGTCTGGTTCTTCAAGTAGTTCTCCCTTTAGGTTACGGATAGATAATAAAGGCATTATTATTCTTATAGGTTCTGATCCACTTCCTAACTTTTTTTTGGATAATTCTACTGGGATGTTGTGTTATTCAGATGAAGTAGAAGGTTCTCCGTCAACAGATAATATTTATCTCAGTTCTGATGGAAATGTGGTGTTGAATGATGGTGGTGATTAATGGCACAAAAAGTGTTGGGGGTTGGGACAGCTTACGGTGCTTGGCTTGCCGAAGGTAACTCTGGCTCTGTGTCACAGTTTTTGGAGTCTCTTAAAGGGGAAGATGGTAAGTCTGCTTATGAGTTAGCTGTATTAGATGGTTTTGTTGGTTCACAGCTTGAGTGGATAGCTTCTCTCAAAGGGGAGAAGGGGGATGATGGGCTTACTATTGGTGTTCCTGCTGGGGGTTCTACAGGGCAGATTTTACGGAAAGCATCAGAAGATGATCTTGATACTGAGTGGTCTTCTTTTATTCCTGATGGGGGTATTCAAAAAGAGGATTTGTCTTCTAGTGTACAGGAAAGTTTAAATAATGCTGATGAGGCTATTTCAAAAAATATGGTTGGGGCTATTAATGGTGTTGCTCCCCTTACTAAAGATGGTTTGATTCCAACGAGACATCTTCCTCAGCATCAGACGGCTGTTAATGAGGCTCCTTCTAATGATTTGGCTTTTCTAAGGATGAATGAGTCGTGGATACAGCATCCAGATGAGACTGACCCTGTTTATACTGCGGATAAGCCTTCTCTTGCACGGAAAGATTATGTAAGTAATATTTTAGAAATCCACGATGAAAATGCTGAAGCTCATCCTGACATTAGGAATAGTGTTTCGTCCTCTGTTTTCTCTGCAAAGCAAGAACTTTTAAACTCTGTTAATGTTAGCAAACAAGAACTTTTGGTAAGTCTTAATAGTAAGGTAAGTAAGGTGGGGGGGGCTGCTTCTGGTAACTTGCCTATTTTAGATTCACAAGGCAGTTTGTTAGATAGTGGTTATTCTGCTAATGGTCTTGTTCAGGAAGATCTAGCTTTACGGTCTCTTATCAGTTCTGAAGAGCAAACAAGGCTTCAAAGAGACTCTGAAATCCTAGCTGCTTTTTCAGGTGTTAGGAACGTAGATTTAACAGGTGCTTTTTTAACTAGAGTTATTAAAGGCAGTTCTTATATCTCTAAAAATTTATTTAGTGTAGAAACTACTTTTACAGAATATAAAACCCTTGTTAGTGATTGTAATGGTACAGTCGGTGTTTATATTGGGGACTTTGATAGTTCAACAATTGAAGTAAAAACTATCACAAAAACTTCTTTAAGTAATGATGAGCCAACTCTTTTAGGTACTGTAGAGACTTTTGCTGAGCTTCCCCAAACAGTTTTAGAGGCTCTTGCTCTTCACTGGAATACTCCACGTGTAGACGATTATGCCAGGGTGAGGGTGGATGAAACGCAAGGTGATCAATCTGTTGAGTGGTATATTTCTGCAATTGGTTCAGGGGATGGTTCTATCGAACCAGAGGAGGAAGGTGACCCCGAAGAAAACGAACCAGAAGATGGTGAGTCTTTATACGATGGGGTAATAACCTGGTCAAACCCTGTAATTATTAACACTGGGGATTATCAAGAGCAGACTTCATCTAATGATGCTGGTCGAGTTTTAACAGCTGGTGCTTCTCCAGGGACTTTTGGTGCTTCTCTAGGGGTTGATTCTGTTCCAACGGAGGATAGCCCAAGTTTAATAACATCGGGGGCAGTTTATGCTGGCATTAATAGTGTAATAAGAGTGTTTCCTTCTGAGATTTCTGCTTACGATTTTTCTATAATTAATCCTACAACTTTATCTGTTTTTGAGGGGGGGGCTTATTTAAATGGGTCATTACTTTTTGGAAGGTCTTGTTTACAGTTTACGTCAATTTTTGCATTTTCTATCACCCCAAGATGGTCATCAGTTAAGGATATTTTTTACAGCATAGATGGCGAGGCATGGTTACCTGCTAGTAAAAATGAAGCAATTTCTGTCTCTGCAGATAGTGTAATTAGATTCAAAAGTAACAGTACGAATATAATTAGTTCTACGTGGACATTAAGTGGTTCAAATATAAGGGCTTTTGGGGATATTCAGTCTTTAATGGATTATTCATCAGAAGTACAATCTTCCTGTTACTCCCAAATGTT